ATTCTCCATCGAGAATAATATTTTTCTCTTTAGATAATTTCGCAAGATATTCAAATCTTTTTCTTAATTGCACATTAGGAAATTGTTTTAATGCTCTAGAATACATTTGCCCATCTTTAAAGATGCATCTCACACCGTCAAGTTTGTATGAAGCCAATATTGGATATTTCAGAGTCTTAATGTCAATTACCTGATTGGGAGCAAGCATAGGTTTAAACACTTTTAATCTCCTTACGATATAGTATTTTTCCAATTTCAATCATTTCTTCCTCAGTAAAATAATCTCCTTTAATATAATTACATCGTCTACATGCCAAAACGATATTACCTAAAACATATCCTATAGAATTATCTTTTCTATCAATAGATAATCTTGTTTTATTCGTTTCTTTTTCTCGTGTATCTATTTGTACTTCTTCTAATGTTCTATTACAATAATGACACTGCTGTTCTTGATTGTTGTACCATTTTATAAAATCATCCTTATTAATATCAAACACATAACTTCTTCTCTCATTATGTGATTTTAACCCTCTGTAAATCCCAATCGGCTTTAAACTATATTTTCTCTGGGATTTAGCAACATTTACTTTATTGTTTTTAACATATTCTTTAATTTCTTTACTACGTGATTTTTGATATTTTATTATACAGCCTTTGCACCAATGACTGAAACCATCAGTACCATTACCTTTATAAAAATTATCGATACTCATTTCTATTTGACATTTTGTACATTTCTTCATGTTTTCCTTATACTTACTAATTCGTGCATCTCTATTATATAATGATTTACGACAATATACCCATTACCTATCTCATCAACTATTGCATCATGACTACATTGTTCTCCACTGGGTTTGCGATACTCTACCCAGACATCATCACCTACTTTTAGGTCTCTTATCTTATTAGAATATTTACGATTAATTTTCTTTCGTTTCTTCATAATTTTATTCCAGGCATATGTCTTCCACAAAAAGGACATCTATAATATAACGAAGATGTAACTGTTGGAACACTCGGTTGATTAAATTTCCCATGACAATCAGGACATTCATAATTAAATGAACATGTATCTGGATAAAAACAATATCCATATGGGCATTCTTTACAAATTCCCATACAATCTCTTTCTAACTTAACATGTGGGCAATATATCATAATTTCCTCCTTATAGTTTTAATCCCGCAAAACAAAGCAAAAGGGCATCCGCAATATTGTCGTCTTTGACGGGTTCTTCGATTATATTTGATATAAATTTCATGATTTCCTGTTTCTTTTCTTTACCTTTAGTTCCTTTGGGTAAATGAGATTCAAATCCCACTAGATTTCTAGCTGTTATAGGAAATATAATTTTTATTTCTCCAAACTTATCACATAACTTAGCATAAATAATCCCCTGGAGCGCTCGTAAAAAACCGAATGTTACTACATTAATTTTTAAAAATGAATTTTCTAATATTAATAATGATTTACTTTTGTCGAATTTTGGTAAACTAGGAATTAATTCTTTATCAATTAACTTAACAAATTCCGCTAAATGTTCCTGATACTTTTCTGCCTTAGATTCTGAATCTTTAGATAACTTAGGCAATTCTAAAAGATAAGTCTTAACTAATAATTTACCATTAGTAATATCAATCATAGCAATACCAGATTTAGTCGCAGTATCTACCGCTAGGCAGAAGACATTGCTCTTTAATTTAAATCCAAGATTCTTTTCTAATTTCTTTAAACTCTTTATCATTTGTTCTCCATTATATATGTAAAATAAGCATACCAGTAATCACGGTTCCAATTTGTTTTAATATGGCAAGTTTGACACAACGTAATTAAATTTTCCATTTTATTGTTTTCTTTATTATAATCGATATGATGAACATCCAATTTACGATAGTCTTTATTTTTATTGCATTTCTTGCATTTACATAAATCTCTATTGCGAATTAAATCACGTATTTTATAGAATTTCTCGGGATATTTATTCGTTTCATACGGATTTCCAGTACCACCAGCACTTATGCTCATCTTCTTTTTGCTCTTTTTGCTATGTCGTTTTCCGTATAGTGGATGATTAACCCCGCTATTATTAAAAATATTTAATTTAAATTTCCGCTTATTTTCACATGAATAACATCTTACACTTCTAAAATTTATTTCTTTTTTACAATCTATACAATAATGTTTTTTAATAGAATTTCCAGTAATCAAAGCAAATAAATTACCTATCATAGATTTTCCGTGTATTTTACCATAACACTTCTGACAGCGTTTCGATGAATTTTTAGTTTTTGCCTTATTACAGATAACGCATTTATCGTAGTTCATAAGTCCACCCCAATGCTTCGTAAATTGTCTCAGCTTTTTTGTGTATGTTTCTTTCAGCCATTTCTGAATAATCTGTTTTGTTGTTTCCAATATTCTGGTGTTCATCGAATGCCATAATTTCCTTAAATTTTTTAACTTCTGTAGTTTTAATCTTAGTTAATTCTTCTGAAGGATTGTCTTTTATTTCTTTTTTAGTTTTTTTAACTAATTTAGTTATTGTTTTAGTTTCAAATTTTTCGGGAATAATGAATGTGTAAAAATAATCCTGCCCAATTGTAACGTTCCATTCGGGGTGTTCTATTAATGCGTATCTTAAAGCACGGATGTGTATAGTTTCTACTTTATACGCTTCTGGAGACTTACTTAATTTGCATGGAAATGCTATTTCTAACAAAGATAGAGTTTTAAATCTCTCCAATTCTTCTTTAATCCATTTATCAGTTTCATCTTTTTGTTTACCACTTAACAATTTAATCAATAAATCTTCCTGAAATCTTTCTTGAAATTTAGATGCATCACTTCTAAGAATTTCTAATCCTTTTATGATTGGTTTATCTTTTCCAATCATATTTCCAATGTAATGCTTTTTAGAAACTATGAGTAATTCTGAGAATGTCCCCTCATATTTAAACTTTAATGTTCCAGAATCTTTTCCGAAATGATTTAAAAATTCTGGGATAATCTGTTCATTAATCATTGACTGAATTACAGCATAGTCCTCTTCTGTCTTCACAAAAATAGAATCTGTATCACTGGCTACTACTTCATAACCGAATGTTCTTAGTCTTAATTTGGTATATCTAATCAAAAATCTCGCTAAATAAGTAATCGTAGATGCAATATCTTTATTATACATGCGACTACTTTTGAATAATAGTGTACCGTAAACAGTGTTGTTTACTCCTTTAATAGCTGCATCTTTCTGCTTCATTAAATCTTTTTCATCTCCCGTGAGGGTTTCTACCAACTTCTGAATCTCTGCTCTAGAATTAACCATTTTTCTACAAACGGTTGGAACAATAGCATTTGTATTCTGCCAAATATTAACTTTATTTATAGTTACCGTTTGAGTATTAGGTTCTTTTTTTACATTTACTGGGTCCAGGCAAAAGGAAATGATTAAATTCGGGTACGTTCCGCCTACGTCAAATAAATGAACCCCTTTATGTAACCCTGGTTTAGCATAAACATATCCGCCTATAATCTCGTCTTCTTCCGTACGTCTAAATTTTTCATCTTCATCCGGTTTCGATGGGAGTATGACTCCTTTTTCTTTCGCAGTCTGTAAAATAACCCCATCCACTATAACTGAGTTCATGCATAAACTGTCCCATTGAATTTTTCCAATTCTTCTAAGTTCATCAAAGTAATTGATGAGGTGAAATTTGTCTTCTAATTCCACCAACATCTTTATGTCATTTAAATTCTTTTCTTTAATCTTTGCATCTATAATATGAAACGCAAATTTTTCAGGTTTATATTCTTTTTTAAATTCAGTGCAATAAACATACTCCAATTTATATTTTTTAAATTTGTATATTTTTTTAACAAGTTCGTAGTAGTCTAAAATACTTATTCCTGCGGGAAAACCATTTCGTTTTGTCATTTTACCAATAGGACTAAGTTTTTCAGCTAAATCTGGGAAACGAGTTGTTAAATATGGGTAATCAAAACCACGGGAATTATACCCAACTAATAAATCGGGAGTAATACTTTTAATATAAGTAATGAATGCTTCTATTAAAAGAAATTCGGATTTATAATCCAGTGTCCAGAATTGTTTGTATTCTTTTGTGAAGTTATCGTATGTCGTTATGCATGTGATTGGGTCTGGGGCATATAGTGGGTCTGGCATGTTTTTTGATTGAGTCTCAATATCAAAAAATACAAAACGCAATTCCGGTTTATCTAAGGTAACTTTGTCGAGAAGATATCTATTACAAAAATTTATATCCGCTTCTTGACTGAGATTATCTCTTTTTTTGGAAATTTGATAGGGGTCATGGACAACTACTTTGTCCAGTTTTTCTCCAAAATAACCCTTAAAGATACCTTTCGTTGAGGGTTGGAAATAATAAGGTAGGAGAGAAGAATCCTGTAGAATCTGAAGTTCTTTACCCGTACGGTGAAACAACCATATTTTATTCCCTTCATTAAATATATTACAAACTTTTAACTTTAACATGTTTCACCTATTATTTTATCATTTTTAATTAAATTGTCTTCAGCCCACAAGGGCTGCAGGTTTGTATAGTGAAAACACTCAAGTTGTTCGCTTGACTTGCTAAGGTCAAATGAAGAACAGGGTCTTATATGGTCTACGTGCCATTTACCGTAATTCTTCCAGGACATACCACAAGTGAATTGTATTTCTAAATGAGACTTAAGTTGTTTTATTGAGCAACCCAATAATTTTAAAGTATTCGTAGATTTATAGTTCTTTTTTAACACGCCCCATACCCGAGTTCTTAAATTACCAATCAACCTGAAAATATTATCGTTTTTTCTTCGGTTCCGCATATATTCTTTTTTGTTCGCCAATATCTTTGTCTTGTGGATTTTATAATATTTTTTACTATAGACACTATCCTTCTTTTTCGAGTTTCTCTATGAACTTTACGCCAATCTTTCATGTATTTATCAAGTTCTTCTTTATGTTCTTTGCAATAAATTTTTTGGTATGCTTTCTTCATTTCGGGGTCTTTATAAGGCACTATTTTAGTCCTTTCTAAAACTTTATCTTTCAGTTTCCTTCATTAAATAAAAAGGAACCCATTCAGCAATATAATTATTATCTTTTAATAAATTTAACATTAAATTTGCTCCAACTGGATTGCAACTATGAATATAAAAAACGGATTTCTTTTGTAATTCGTTATAAACTAAAAATCTTACAAAATCATAACCAGTTCTTCCGCTATCTAGCGCTTCTAAATTATACGGTTCTAAATCGTGGTCGAGAAGAAATATATCTATTTCCTCAAATTGAATAGTATTTTCTGCGTCAAAAATTTCAGAATAAATGTATAACTCATGATTTCTGTATACTCGTTTAAAAAATTCTATTCTTTCTTGATTATCCTCGAGAATTAATATTTTCATCTTTAAATCCTCCAAATATCTCTTTCATAAAATCAGGTAAATCAGTTTTATTCTTGCAATCAATACAGACATTGTTCATTAATGCTTTATATTCACCACATACTGAACATTTGTCTAAAGTGAACTCATCCATTCATCACCTTATCTAATTCTTGTTCTAAGTCTCTAATTCGCTTTTGTAGTATTTCAACAACCGTATGCGTATTGTGCTTTTGAGGAGTAGTTAAACATAAATTAATTAATCTGTTATCATCTTTAATACCATTAATATGGTGTACTATCTCATTTTTCGTTAAATATCTTCCTATTGATTGTTCAATGATTAAACGATGCTCCCACATGTATTTTCCATGGATGCTGTGTGGATGGTCTGGACAATATACCAAAATATATCCATGTCCTTCCTCAAATCTTCCGCCACGCCAATTTGCATTGTTTTCACCTTTGATATTCATTAATTTTCTTGCTTCGGTCATGCTCCGTGTGCTTATCTTAAAATTTTTTAATCTTCGATAAATACTTCTGTTAGAACATTTATATATTTTAGCAATCTCTGGAGCAGACAACTTCTGTACTATATAATACTCATATAATTTTTCTGCAGTGATTTGGGATTCCAATATTTTATTTATTTTCCAGATATCCATTATTAATCCTCAACAATTCCTTTGGAATAATAGAACGGGACGTGTACCTCGGTTAGTTCAGTACAGCCTTCCATTTGTGATTTATCAACGTGTACACACAAATCAAATCCTAATTGTACTTTCTCAACTTCGTATTTAATCTCTCCATTTTTATCTTTCATAACATTACCTTCTTTATCCTTTTTTGGATTATCAGTTACTTTGTCTTCCACCGGGGCATCTGCCTTTTGTCCACGTCTGCATCGCAATATCAACCTGCTGTTGTGCATCAAAGCGTGTCCGCCTGTTAAGTGTTCTAATTTAATAAAACCACTCAAATCTATACGTGATTGTGCGATAAAAACTATTGCACATTTAGCATTAGAAACAAACGCAGTTCCCATTTCGAAAAACTGGGTTAATGCCCTGGCTCTTAATGCCATGTTAGCATCAGATGTAGACTTATCTTTTTCTGCTTTACCCGCAACTAATTCCGCCTTTGGGGCTAGACCGTGTATCGAATCAAAAATTATTAAGTCTGCTGCCTTCGCTTTACATAATTTAATAATAATATCCAATCCATCTTCTAATTGTTCAGCATCAACGACTACCAACGTATCAACGTTTACTCCTCTTTTTTTGGCGTAAATTGGGTCATAACTTCTTTCACCGTTTATATACACGCATTGATTTCCTGCTTTCTGAGCCTCTGCAATTAAATCAAGCACCAATGTAGTCTTAGCACAGCCTTTTGACCCCCAGAACGTACTATAAAGACCTTTTACTATCCCACCGCCTGTTAATTTATTCATGCATTTCTGTTTAAAAGGTATACGGGTACGTTCTTCCATAGTATTGGCGTATTTAACAGTATCTTTACCCATATCTTTGTTTATATCCCTTAAAATACTATTTAATTTTTCATTCTTTTCCTTCTGTTCTTTTGTAAGAGGAGTTAATTCTTTTTCTAAATCAATTCTTTCTATCTTACCTTCTTTTGCTTCTTGTAATCCTTTTTCAACTTTCTTTTTAGATTCTTCTGAAAGAGGAACTAATTTATTTTTTCCTTTTGAACCTTTAGGTCTTCCCATTTAATCCTCCTTAAATTTTATCTCCGCACAATCTAAAACATTTACAATTGCGATGATTTTATCAATAGTATTAATTTGTATCCAGTTTTCTGTATGGTCTCCTAAATACTCTGAAGAATAAAAAAATTTCTGCCCCTCTTTGGGCAATATTATTCCATAAATTTCATTTCCTCGTGAAATAGGATAATAACCAATGATTTCTTTACCGTCTAAACATTCGGATAATCCCATTTTAATTACTCCTTTTTTACCCAATCATCACATTGATAAACTGTTGCGATATCAAAATGTCCACCGCAATGTTTCTTACATGATTCACATAAACTTTTAAATATCTTTCTATTCCAGGTCATTTAACCTTTTAACCTCTTTTTCTAATTCTTCAATCGTATGTAGTGCATCGCATAGCGGACAGTTTCTTGGTTCATGTGCAATATCGCAATCAGAACAATAATACATTATTTCTTCTCCTTTTTATCTTCTGCAAACAAATAATCAAATAATTTATAGGACTTCCCATCTGAACTGGAATGATAAATCTGATTAGATAACTGTGCATGTTTACCTAAATTTTCTAAAGGAATAGTCATATGTTTTTTATTGTAAGTAATAATTAATCCTTCTTTATTAAGAATACATTCATCTATAATTGTACTCTTAATACTGACATAACCTTTATATATTTTTTTAACTGTTACTTTTTTCATTTTAGTCCCATAAATAGTTAAAATACTTTTCGAATAGTTTAATACCGTTATGAAAATCAGTTTTTAACCCTTTATATTTAGCGCTTTTCGGACTTAAATTATCCATCATCTTTAAATTAGCCTCAAAACCTTTTATCATAATAGATAATTCTTTCTTAGTAGGTTCAAGACCTTGATGATATTTCTTAATTTGTTTTAATCCTTTCGCAATAATCATAGCTAAATACGTATCAAAATCCCATGTATCACAATCGGCATAACCTCTATATCCTCTTTGGCAAAACCAATAAATCCTTCTCGGTAACATATCCAAATATCTTACAGGAGCATACCATAAATAATATTTAATATCATCCCACAGAGTTCTTTTAGTTAATTTATCAAATTTTTTCATTATAATCCTACCTCCAATCGCCAATCTACTTCAGCAACTAAATTATAAGGACATGCATCGCATGCATAAGGCTCAAAACATTCTGGCTGACCCTCATTTGTACATGCCCCATTGACTACATCCCATTTCTCAAATAAATATTCCATTTATTTCTCCTTTAATATTCTGAAAAAATCTTCTAAATCTAATGTTACTAATTTTCTTCCATTGATATTTTCATTAACTAAGAAGCAGAATTTTTTAGTATTAATGGGTAAATTATTGTTTAAATGAAGCCATACGTCTTCTTTGATTGTGAAATCTTTCGTGTTACGTACTTTGCACTCTCCGAAGGCAAAAGAACATTGAATATCTTTCTGCTTACAATTAGTATAAAGTCTAGCATTGGGGTCAATCTCTTTAACCTTTGATAAAACATATTGTTCAAGTTTATCGCCAACTTGCCTAGTAGTTTTCATTAAAACCTCAGTGGATTCTTTTTTAACTGTGCATCTAACATTATTGAAGCAATTACTTCTAAACAATCATTGCAGGTACAGCCTTCCCATTTTAAACTTTTAGCTTTTACTAATACCTGTTCTTTTTCTTCTTTCGTCAATCTTTTCATTTCAGACATTTTAGACTCCTAGTATTAACTTTAGTAATGAAAATTTATAATTATCACAAAATTGATGAACGTTATCTAATTCTATAATTTTTAATACTACATTCTTCCTGCAATCCATACCAGAAACATCTGATTCATCTGAACAATAGCAATATTTACAGTACCTGCATTTTTTAAACATTTGTGCCTTTCTTAATGTTTTCATTTTCCCACAATGGTTGAAGGTTTGTATAGTGAAAACATTTACGCTGTTCTTCAGATTTAGTCAAATTAAAGAATGAGCAAGGTATAATATGGTCTATTTCCCATTTCCCGTAATTTTCCCATGACATACCTTCTGAAAATAAATTCTTTAAATACACCTTCAAAAAATTGATATCACACCCTAAAAGATTAACAGTTGTGTCCGATTTCTGTTTTCTGTGTAACGCTTTAAATAATCTTGCTCGTAAATTATATTTGATTCTTGCATTAATATCTCTTTGCAATCTTCTTTTTCGTGCATTTTCATGTTGGACTAAAAGTTTTTTTCTGTTCTTTTTCCTATATTCTTTTTGATAAAGTGCTATTTCATCTTTATGTTCAACAACATAAATCTTATGAGAATTCAGTATCTTCTCTTTATTTCTCAGATAAGATTCATGCCGTAATTGTTTCTTGTCCATTATATTCCACCTTCTGATGTTAGTTCTTTGGTTTCGAAATTGTATTTACAGGGTATTGTTGAATTTCTGTAATTTCCACGGGGGTCTCTCAGTTTATCAACCTGCCAATGACCACTACTCCCGTCTTCCGCATCCATAAAATATCTTGCTGCTAATGCTGGCATCTGAACTACCATGGACGGAGCATACCAGTCAAACGAAGCAGGTTTGAGTTGCATAAAGATAACCAAAATCCCACCTTTACGTGCCATTTCTTCTGTAAAGAATTTAAATATTGTATCCGTGTTCTCTTTTTCAGAAACCAATAACCAGTCCAGTATTGTGAATGCACTTGGTTCAATTTCAATTGATAATGGATTTCCATGATATGCTTGATAAAAATCATTTTCTTTTAATCCTAACTTACTTGCGGTTTTTTGATACCTACTTCCTGATTCGGAATAAATATAATAAGGTTTTATTCCTTGCTTAACTAATTGATGAATAAAATTCATACTGGTAGTAGTTTTTCCAGTTCCGGGAGTAGCACCTAATAATATAATATCTCCCTCTTCGAAATCCTGTAAATATTCAAAGTAAGGCATCTTATATTTAAGCGCAGTACCTATCTTACCCCAACTATCGGTCCATTCTACTCTTTCTCTAACCTTATATCTACCTCTTGATAATCGTATCGCTTTACCTTCTTTAACAAACTTAGATAAATATTTATCTACAATCGCTCGGGATAATTTTAAATTATCCATTATATCTTTCGCATTAACATCGTTCTGTAACATTTTAAGATACTCATAAATTGCCTGTTCTTGCGTAGTATCTTCGGCAGTTTTATATTTATCTAATGAACCAACCATTGCCTGAATTGCTTGCTGTGGCATTGGATTCTGTAATAAATTACGATTCATTAAACTCAAAATAAATTCTGTCTGTTCTGAATTAAATTTATTAATCAGTATACCACCTAATTTAGTGAATGTATCATTACAACATCCATCTAAACCGTTATTCACTAATTCAATTACTCCGTCGGAAGATGAAGATATTTTGGCAGGTTCTTCTACCTTTCTACCTACTTCTACCTTCATTAATGCCAACAGTTTAACCTTAACCTCGTCGGAAAATGATTTAATTTCTGAATTAACATTTTTCCAATTATAATTTAACGTTTCCAATTTAGATGGTTGAACTAAAATCTGACCGCCATCATTTCTAACATCAATTTTTAATCCAGCAATATCCACCGTCTGAGTAATCTCTTTATCGTATTTAAAAACATAATGTACTCCTGAATGTGCTGTATTTTGCATCAATGTATTTGAATCATTCATTAATTGAATTAATTCTTTTCTCTGTGCTTCTAATTCTGGAGTTGCCAAAACCTTATTATCTACATCAATGACAGTGATACCGCTAACTTCTCCGGTTCTAAGACCTATGTTATACCCATTATTTAACCATTTAATCCAATCCATCTTTTCTAAATGAGTAACATTTGTCCAATCTTTCTCAATCGGATGCTTTCCGTTTTTAGCTATCGGGACTAAAGACCAAGCATTTTTCTTATATACCTCTAATTCAGAATAAATGTCCACTGCAAAAGAATTAATTAAATACTCTGTAATCTGAGCATCTGAATAATTCTTTTTCTCCTCCTCTAGTATTCGGACTGCATCAAAAAAAGTTCCTCTCCAACCACATTGCATGCAGGTAATTTTTTGTGTACCTGAAATAGTTGTGGCAGTAGGACTTTTTCCAATGTATTTATGTCCTGCTAGATTTGGACATGTAAATAGATTCTGTCCATTCTTGCTTGTTTTCTCAAAAGTTTTTAACTTACTTTTAAGATAATCAAATAATCTGTCATTTATCTCCATTTTCTCTCCCGATAATAGTAAGTAAACTTAAATAAACGTTAGTCTTGTTTTAAATAATCTAATAATGAATCTGCAACGATGCGTGTAACTTGTGCAATACCTTCTGGGTCTAATCCGTCGAGACATTGAGCTCCACACAATACTGCTGCTGCTGCATTTAATGCATTACCTTTTTGAATTTGAGCTGTTTTTTCTGGAGAATCATAACCACCCGATTTGGGTTTCCATTGTTTCTTTACTGGATTCTTTTTATTGCATGCAAAACATTTCGTATATTTATCATCTTTTAATGCCACTCCACAATCAACACATTTTGGACCTATGGCTGTATCTGTCTTCACTTCTTCGTTTACCGCAGGGGTAGCTTTTGCTGCAATATTACATTCATAACATTTTTTAAATTTTCCATCTTTTAATTCTTTCCCACAAACAGAACATGTAAATCCAGTTGCAGATGGTTTAGGTGCTTCTTGTTTAACTGGTTCAGGCGCTTTTTGTGCAATTGGCGCAGTAACAGCTGTTCCCCGAATATCGGAAACTTTTTTAATCTTTCCGTTCAATTCGTAGACGACAACAACTTCGTCTCCTTTATTAAACTTCTCTAATAATGATGCATCGGCAGCGTTAAACCATCCATCAATACCTGTAATAATAAATCCTTTCTGATTTCCAGCTTTTGCCCCAATAACTCCTTTAATCTCCATTTGTCCCTCCTTTAATTAATCTTTGCATGTTTTTTTAAATTATCAATAGCCCACAGTGGCTGTAAATTTGTATAATGGAAACATAATTTCTGTTCTGATTTCTTTGTTAAATCAAAAGAAGCACACGGTTTTATGTGGTCGATATGCCATTTACCGTAATTACTAAAAGACATTCCGGGTTGGAACTTTGACTGTAAATATAATCGCAATAAATCGATATTACATCCTAATAATTTCGTAGTAGTAGATGATTTAACATTATGTTTTAAAGCATGCCATATCCTACACCTTAAACTTTTTCTTATTCGGTAATTAATATCATTTCTTCTTTTATTAAATTCATATTTCTTTTGACATTGTAATACTTCTATTTTATTTTTTAAATAATAAACTCTCTTACGTTCACGAATTTCAACCGAATGAGTTTTATCATATACCTCATGTTGTTTATCAATCTTTATTTTATTCTTGATATAATATGCTTTTCTTTGTCTTTTACGCATCAAATCATATTTCCTATAATTTCTTAAATCATTTAGTCGTGAACATCCAGCAGTACAGCATTTCTGTCTACCTTTTGGTTTAAAAATAGTTTTGCAAATCTTACATTTTTTCATTTCACACTGTCCATGTCGTAGGCATATTTTCCTACGGTCATGATATAATGATAATCTTTTATTTTTCCGGTTCCATCACATCTAATACAATTTTTTCTTAACTGAGAATTTCCTTGTGCTTTTGGATTGCAGCATCCACATAATTGATTCCTTATTTTTTTAATAACTTTAACTTTAATCATTATTCCTCCTGTATAATTTATCAATATCAGCAGCAATACTTCTATACGGTAATTTTTTGGTATATAAATTCTTCGGAAGAAATGACCGAAATTTTTCCAATATTGGTTGTTCAATAAAATCCGGTAAAGGATTAATTAAATCTACAATTTTTTTACGTTTATCAAATTCCATTTCTGAAGACGGTACTGTAAGTAAATTATCTGAAACATCTCCATGTATCTTTTCCATTAAAACTTTCATTGGATTTTTTACTATTTTATATTTTTTAGTCATGGGAGAAAATATTTTTACATTTGGAAAGTTACAAAGCATCTCCCAGTCTTTATCTGAACTTACTAAAATTATTTCCCGGTCTGTATAATATCTACATGCAACTGAAGCCCAATCATCGGCTTCTACTTTATATGTCTTACAAAAATACCACGGTAATGCTAAATCTAAAACTTCAATAAATTGATTAAATTCGTCATATACTGTTTTCCACCACGTTGAATCTTCCTTTGATTCTCTAAAATCTTTGCGCTGGGCTTTATAAACATTATCGATTTCTTTTCTCCATGAACCATAATCAATCGCAGCGATGACGATATCGTCTTTTCCTAAACCAATTTTCTTTAAATATCCTATACACATCCTAAGAAACGTATATGTAACTGGTACTTCCTGCATATGTCGATATGCAAAGATTGCTCGGTGCATCACATACCCAAAGTCAAGTACGATTACCTTACTCAATTTCTTCCTCTCCACTATTACTATAATCTAAAATAATTATAACTGTAACGATTATAACAATAATTAATAATATTCCTAAAAATATAGATAAATTACTCATTTAATAATTCTCCACAAGCAGAACATAAGTTCTGATTTTCTTCATTTAATGCACCACATATAGGACAAATTTTCATTATTTCTCCGTCTTTAAATATTCTTTTCTGTTTCCTTCAACACGGTCTCTACAATCATAAAACAGTGATTCTGCTGACTTGATGTACCCGCATAAAATATCTCGGGTATTTCGATACAATCTTACTGCGTCTTTCGCCTCGACCGTGGTCGAACCATCAGTAAACTTTCCACCTGTAGTTTCTGCTGTCTGTTTTTTGATTACATAGAATCTGTATTCTTTCTGCTTCTTTAAACTTAATGCCTGGCTATATATGGGTTGAAGATTCGCAATAATAGCACTCAATTGCGTCTTAGCAGTATTAAGTTCATCAGTGGTCGTCAATACTCCACCAGCTAGTTGACCATTGATACTATCAATCTCATTAAAATAATCTTTTGCTAATTTACCTAATAACTTCGCAATTTCTTCATCTGATTCAAAATACTTTACCATATCATCATAACGCATTATTTCCTCCTTTGTTTTTTATCTAATCGATTTTGCTCAGAAGGCTTAATATAATACCTGCGAGCCTTCACTTCTTTTAATATTCCTAATTTATCAACATTCTTGATAAATGATTTAAGCATTTTTTCAAATGCATAATCTACAGGAACATTCTCTGGAAGTTTTACTTCTGCAAATTTCTTTTCTTTAGGGTCTGCCATTTTACTCACTCACGAACTTTTTGGTATCTAGTTCGCCTGTTTTTGACTGGTCTGCTTTTAGTTCACCAGTTGTTACAAATTCCCGGTCTAATCTCTTAGTTTTACCGGCTATTTTAATTTCTACTTTTCCTAACATTACTTTTCTTACTAATAGAATTACTGCTACACATGTGGTTCCTACTAGCGTTAAATCAATTGCTGCGAAAATTATAAAAGCTATTGTTAATGCGTCTCTCATTTCTCTTCCTCCGATTTAGATTTTAATATTTCAAATAAATATCCCTGAATGTTAAATAAAATTGCACATAATACTCCTTCAAAAGTTAATTCTTCTTTGGTTATATCATCATAACGTTTATAACCCCGATGCATAAACCATAAGTCTAAAAAATGTCTCCATGTTGATTTAATATAAGCGTCTTTGGGTATTCCTTTTTGCCAATTATCAGAATCCCTTAATTTTCCATCGGCTTGTATCCGATGTTTAGTCATATAGTTACCAAATTCCTCAATAACTAATGGACTAAAAAATCCTTCATAATCATTCTTTCCTGCATCTGTATTACGTGTAGCCCCGGAACCAAACTGTCTCATCTCAGTTGACATTATTTCTCCTCTTTCTTTTCTGTTTCAATTTTAGGTTCTTTTCTATGTAAGTGGTATTTTTCATCTATATAAATTAGGTATTGATTTAGGTTCTCGAAAAATTCTCCTCCAACTGCTTCGATTCCCAAAATTAAACTCTGAGGCAAATCTCTTTTAGGAATATTAGTAATGAGATAAACTGGAATATTGCTATCTATGGCTACTCCAATTTCAAAATACGTTCCGCAAGGTTTATCGCCAATTTTTAAAACAAAAGTTAACCAATCGCTTGCGTGAACATAATCTAAATCTCCTCCAATATGCACTACATTTCCTTCAGCATTTAATTCGTTATGACCTTTCCAGATTTGTTTTCCGGTTTCTTGTAATAAATCTCTTTTACCAGAAGCAACCCACCCAACTATCTTTTCAATAGCAGTAGCTGCAGAAATACCAGTCTTAGCAGCTTCTAGTTTAGCCGGATTAATTGGGAATACATTCCTCATAAGAAGTTCCTTTTCAACTTCTACACGAGAAGCAATACCTCCGTCTTTTTCGGCTGTAATTGACATTGCTCCTATGAGATAACTTGAGTATTTATAACCTTCTATTTTTTTCACTTTAACTCACCCCTCTCAAGAATTCTAATATTACATTTAATCTTACACAACCATGTATAGTCCAAACAGGAGCATCTGCAAACGGTTGTATCGGGACTAAATGCGACATAATTCCCACTAATTTACCTTCTCTGGTGTAAATTCCCCCGCCTGAATTTCCAAAATAAGAGGAAGTAGCTATCATGTACATAAAATTTCCTCTATACATTATTGCTCTTGCATCACTTACGACATCTTCTACTCCCATTGGGTTTCCTACTATATAAAGTTCATTTGAGGTTTCTGGTTCTATATCTGCTATCTCCACATATATTTTAGGAACAATATTAATATTTTTAGGTCTTAATAAAATTAAATCATTACCATTTTCGGTTAATTCCTCGTCGTATGCTATTTTTACAATCTCTAATTCACATATCATTACTCCATTTTCATTAAGGGATAATTTATCTTCTGGTTTACTAGCCATATGTCCAGCAGATAATACATAAAAATTATTTTTCCATTTAATAGTAACTCCACTTCCAGTTGCACCTATACTTTCGTTGAAAACCATTACGTTTATTTGCTGTAATCGAGCTTCTAATTCTAATTTCGTTATTTTTTCTAATACGGGAACTTGCTCAATTTGTTTAATTAATTTGCTATAATTTTCCTTAATTTCTTCGGAAATTCCTTTAAGACTATAGGAATTTAAATTTTCAGATGACTTCATCTGAGATTCTAAATTATCAATTTTATTCTTCAATATTTCATTATTTTGAAATTGAAGAACAGAAGAAACAATAATCGCAGCAATAATTATCGAAGCTACAGCACATTCGATTAAATCTTCATAGAATTTTTTCATTGTTTCTCCTTTGCATTTTCTGCTGCGATGAATTTAAATATACAAACTAAACTGCAAAAATCATAATCAGTGTCTCCCACAATTAGAGTAATTCTATCGCTTAATGCCTGATTTTCTAAAGCTGCTCCACATGTATCACATACAGTTGTTTCGTCAACAACTATTTGTTTACTACATGAATTGCATGCATTACGATTACAATCATTACAATAAATTAATTTCTTCATTTTGTCTCCGTTTTAAATTCAAAGATTCCTGTTTTAACTGCTTGATATGCATCTTCATCGAGTTTATTCCAACTTTCATGTAATTTACCACCAATTCTACATACCTTATAAATAAACTTATAAAAAGCATAAGCAATTTGCGTAGGTGTTATTTTTGGTATCATTTTATCTCCTTAAATTTTGTAAGGATTTCATTTAATAATAATAATCCGCCAATCATCTGACTATCTTCAGGTATCTTTCCGGGAATTTCAATACATAAAGAATATATAGCACCTCTTTGAAACATTGAATTATCCATACTCCCATCACGTATAGGTTGAATTACTACACCATTAATACATTTTTCCTGATAAACAGTTTCAGATTCCAATATAGGTATTTTGTTTTTCTTGAGAATTTTTAAACTTTCTTCAGCCAAACTTAATTTATCCGGTCGTTTTCGCTCATAAATATAAAATCCCGTTTTCTTATCAGCATGTAAATCAATAAATAAATCAACTTTATTTGGTATTGCTTCTCCAATTAATTTCGCTTCTTCAGTAATATTTTCTTCTTTTGACTGTATAAAACCCGTATTTCCATATTTATTGTTCCCTGTTTTTCTTCGAGCATAACTATAGCCATACCCATTGACAATTGGGAAGATTGTAAAATTATAATAACCCAATAATTCTTTATTAAACTCCTGCAAAAATCTTAACATAACTCTTACGCCGATTGGTTCTGTTCCATGAGCTCCAGAATTTATAACAACGTTATATTTTGCTGATTTAGAATGACTATGTAACGACAAAAAGGGATAACAAATATCGTAATGTACAGACCCGATGATTTCTGTATCAAACGGGGTCTGAGTATTGATAATTTCATTTAAAATCCGCAAGTAATTACGTGTAGGTTTACGCATTATACTCCTTTAATAAGTATTTAGATTTTTTAATCCTTAATTTAGATTTCATAAACGGTAACATTGTCTCCAATAACGCAATAATAATTCCTCTTCTGCTTATTACAAATCTATGAACATAATACTTTCTTTTATTTGTTTCCTTTCTAATGTGTCCTATTTTTAAATGTCTTTTGATAATTAATAGTGGTTCTTTTTCTTTTTGAGTAATCTGAAGATGCCTTAAATAATTGTCTGAAATACCTACATTTCCTTCGCCTTCATAAAAGCCAGTTAACCACGCCAAAAAGACTCTCGGAATTTTATTAAATTTCTTTTTAAATTTTAAATAATCGAAAACGACTTTTCTTTTTCTCGAACATTGCAAACAATATTTTCTTTCTTTCATATATTGCGATGTTTGACTCATTACTTTTTTACATATTAAGCATTTTTTAGTATAAACTTTCCGACCTTTTTTGTCCCAGTATTTTAATAACAGAACACTTCTTAATTTACAATTGCACTGAACACATCTTGCAGCGTCATTACTGATTAATGTTCTGCAATCTTTACATTTTATGTTTTTAGAATAGCGGAATTTATTTTTCATGTTGTTTTATTATCCCTTATTTTACAATATGCAGCAACACAGTCTCTACATTGTCTTGATTCCCAGAATAATCTACAATTGTTCTTTTTACGTCTAGTATCTTTATCTCGATTTTCCCATTTCATTATAACCCAGTTACCCACGCCACACGATAAAGCGTAGGAGACTAATAAAGGAACTGTATCACCATCTTTAATCGCATAACTTATAATAAAAAGATAAATCGACATGTAAATTACCATTAAAATAGTCGATGCCATAACTTGCTTCTTCGTAACACTAAGAAGATAGCTGGTATACAGCAACTGTTCAACAAATCCAACTATAAATACTAGAAGTATCTTTAACATTTTTCTTCCTCACTTTTTATCTTCTATGCTAATCTAATAATCTCGTGGTCTATTTTTTCCAAATTTAATGCTTCTGTATGAATAATATCTTTTAATCCATCTATTTCATGTCTATCTGCAATTGCTTCTAAATCTCCTGCTATAATTTTTAAGTCTCTAAAAATTTTTCCTAACCTTTTAGCATCATCAATCATTTCTAAAACATGCGGATTGGAAGTGCAATAATCCAATCCTAATTTTGCACATGCTTCTCCAATAATCAAACTTATTCTTTCTGCTTTCATAATAATTCCTCTATTTGAATTCGTGATAAATATTCAAGATTACTTGCTATATTAACTACCGTGAAAATAAAAAACCCTAATACTACTAAAGATAAGATAATCATTATTATTGTTTCTATTTTAGTCGACATCGCCATTTTCTCCAATCTTGAGGTCTTCATAAATATTTATTTCATTTTCATAACTTTCAAGAATATCTATTAAATTTTGTTCTCTATATCCTAACCTTCTTTCTACCTCTTTATAACATCTATATAATGCCCCTGTTGCATCATTATATTTTTGATAATTTGGTTTGTCTCCTAAAAATTGTTGCACACATGTTCTTAATTTATTCCCCAAATCCATCGACACATTATAATTAAAATTATATTTGATATAATAGAACATTTGAAAATTAAGTTCTCCAGCTAACTTGGCTATATCGCCTTGCTTTAATGCTTCTCTACGCCCATCGTCGGATTTTATATAAGGCATTTTATTTATCCTCCGCATCTTTAATCTGAATATATAATGTGCATTCTTTACACATAAAAGCATCTGTATCGCATTCAATATTTGCGTATAAGCATTTCATTTTATAACTCCTAACTTTTTTAAATCTTCTTTCATTAACAACGTTATCTCGGTTTCTGGATATTTTGTTTTAAATAACTCAAATTTAAGTTTACTGTTTCCTCTCCACCAACCCTTAATTTCGATATATTCGTTCGTTTTAAGTAAATAAAAATCGGGTGTATATGTTGTGTTTCCTAAATCAAATGCTTTAGGTTCGTATAACCATTTAGTTCCTTGTTTGTCAAGAAATTTAGCATAAGCAATTTCATAACTGCTTCTCATGTAAATTTTTTGATAATATTCACCTTTACCACTTGCTGCGATTTTTCCGAACATAGGGTGATTTCTGGGATTTTCTAATTGTTTTTTCGTTGCGCATGATTTACATCTTTCATACCCGGCATAATCTGCCTTTCGGCTCAATAATTTACCACAGGTAACACAATATTTCTTTGGTTGTTCTTTATAATTATGATTAAATTCTCCGTTTTGCATTTCACTACAATTTCTAATTTTAATATTATTTAATAACAAGTATTCTCTGATAGTAGAATGATGTACGCCTACTTCTTTGGCAATCGTATAGGTTGATTTACGATTGTCTGTATATTCTTTTAATAAGAAATCTTTAGTTAATAAATTTAAATATTTAAATCTCATTTTAATTCCTCTTTGATTGCGTTAAACATTTCCTCTCTTGTTTCCCCCCTAGAGACAAAATCTCTCCAAACCTGCCTTATTTGCTGTCTAGATTTGCCTTCTTTTACCATTTTCCGGTCAATATACTGCAAAATCTTTAAAGCCCTCTGAAGGTCTGCTTTGACCTTATTATGTTTATCAAATTCTGCTTTCTGTTTACGGTATTCCGGGTCAAATAATTTAAATAAATTTTGTACTTCCTGAACATGAATTTTTATATATTGCTTTGCTACGTCTCTTAAAAAATAAACTAATTCTTTTGGAGTGCGCTTCTTTTTTAATTCTGCACTTAAAAATTTAAACAATCCTACATGTAATTTTATAAATTTATTTAACATCTTCTTTTCCTTTCTGTTCTAAATCAATTATATTTTTACAATTAGTGCATAAATAACATTTCTTAGTTTGCCCATTTCTATTTCTCATGATAACCGGGGTTAAATAATTTTGAGGCAAACATAATTTACATCTTTCGCATGAATTCATTTTCTCACCTCTTTAACTTTACAATCAACACATTCATTATTAACTGTTACCGTTTTATTTATTGGGGCTGAAGTACATCCAAATTGAATTAAACCCCATAGAATTTTTGTTGGAATGCATTTAGCGCCTACCGACTGGTCGATTATGACATCTTGATTACCTGTAATTTGATTTCTATAATCTGTGTCATACGAGTTAGTTGGTCGCATCACAAAATTATAAACCAAAATACATGCAAAAAATATCAATCCATAATAAATTAATTTTCCTTGCACTCCACCTGAAAATGGATTAAATCCAGAAGCAAATTTAGCGATACTAAAACTTCCACTCACAATATTTTTTACTAAACTACCACCTAATATGACGCCAACTACAATGGCGATAATCCACCCAAATTTTGTTCCAAGTAATCCTTTTAATAGTAATAATATGGCATTCATTATATCTTCTCCAATCTGCACCCACAATTATTACATTTTATATGAGTGATAATATCGTTTACATGAACACCTTTTTTGATATATGTTTCTGTTTTTGTAATACAATTCTTGCACTCTAAATATAATCTATAATAATTAGAATAATCTACATTTTTAGTGTAATTTTCTCCAGGATAAAAATGATTTTTTCCGAATAATCTCACTCGTAATTTCATTATTTACTCCTGTCTTTAATTTTAATTATTAAATATGATAATGCTAAAACAAACATTAATACTTCACTCCAATGAAAAGTATGCATAATTACACCGCCTTTTTAATTTTGTCTAAATACCAATCAAGGGTTTTTAACTCTTTTAATTTAATCGGTAATTTAGTGGGCGGATTAATAACTTCTTTCTTGCGATTCTCAACTAATTTATTGTACCAATCTGTTACTTGTTCTCTTTTTTGTTGATAAACTTCTGAACTTCTTTTTTTAACTGGAGTTTCTTTTCTATTTGCTAATTTTTTAGACATTTTATACTCCTTAATGGTGCAGTGGGGGAGATGCCTGCCCTAATTTCTGACCTGCCAGCTCAACTTTAGCTATATGGTTGGAGGCAAGGTCTCCCCGATAATCTATATATTTTCTACTAATGTTTCTGTGTGTAAAAGTATTCTATTCATTTGTTGTTTGGATAAACGTTGCTCTATTCTTAATGCTTCAATACCCCTATCAAGTTGATGATTGTAAAACCAGCAGATAAAAGGAATACCAGAAATAAATTGCATGTACCACTTATCGGTTATTGCAAATTTTTCACGTGATGATTTTAAATTTTTCATTATTATTTACCTTTCTCTGCTAAATCGATTATTAACGTATAAAACTCTTGCCAATAAGACCTATTTACGTTCGCCCTTGCATTGCATGAATGGCACACGGTTATTAAATTATTCTCATTACAATTAGTTTTATTGTAATCTATATGGTGTATTGTTAAAACTTCACCGTATACTATAATATTTTCTTCTTCAGTCATATTGCAGTTTTTACATATATAGTTATCTCGCTCACGTATTGATTCTTTGAGAGCATCATTAAATAACGATTTATTATATTTAGAATCTTCATAAGGTGTCCCAGTTCCACCCAAAGCTAAACTTATTTTTGCTCTTGTCTCTGTGCTGTGTTCCTTTCCAAACATTCCATTTTTATCTCCTCTTAAATCAGGATGCAATTCCCCTTTTTGACAACAACTATGGCATCGTTTAGCAGAATAGTTATCCAACTGTTTTTCACAATCCAAGCATTTTGGTAAACCTTTTTTATATTGTGAATGATTCTCCCCCGATTGATTCAATTTACCAATAACAAATAAATATTTGGTATTGCAAGAATGACAACGTTTAACAGTCTTATATGCGGATAGAATCCCGAGTTGAATACCACAATCCACACAATTTGTGCGTGATTTTCTCATTTTATAATTTAAATCCTTTCGACAGAGTTATTCCTTTAAAATCTAATTCGTATGCCCACGTCATCGGTCTGTGTTTGTTTGTACCAAAAAACCATTGTTTAGGTTCTGTATACATACCGTATAATTTACGGGCATATTCGTCAAAGGGAATCCACGCACCATTTGTCAACAATATTCCTTTATCACCTATTGGCTCTTTCTCAAGGGAATGAAAATGACCCATCATATAGACGTCATACTTTTCTTCTGGTAAATTAATATAAACATCTTTTGCCTTTTTAATACGTGTAGTTTTTGCTCCTCCCCCTGTTTCGTCGCCATGCGTCATAAAAAATAAATGGTCGTATACTTTCGTAGAATAGTATCTCGATGTAGGAACTGTAATCTTTACTTTATCATTTTTACTAAACAGTATTTCCAAAGTTTTGTATAAATGATATTCTAAATAATTTTGAACTGGTAAATCAGCTTTACGATTTGAAGTTGCCATTGAATGATTACCAACTAAACAGAAAACTTCTATTTTAGGATATAATTTGCATAGTTCATTAATTAAATATGCAAAATCCCTAACTGCGTCCCAAATCTGTTCTCCAGCTATCTTAGTAATCTTAAATTCTTGACCTTCAAAAACATAACCATCTCCTTCAATCAAATCCCCAAGTAAGAAAATATTTAATTTTTCAAAATTATAACAATCTTTTTGTAAAGACCTTATTTCTACAATAGAATCTAAATATCTCTGCATCATCCTTTTCCTTATATCATCGTTATACGTTTCTATTTCTCTTTGTAGTGGGGGATAATAGACTTTATTCAATTTTCCAACGTGCATATCCGAAATGATTAAATTGGCAATTTCTAATTTTTTAGCTTTGCTAAAATCAATTAGACTTTCTACGGGTTTTAGAAAACATTTATAATCTGTTATTGTCTTATTGATAACATTAAAGCACTCTGTATACAGTTCTGCTTTATCCACTTTTTTAATTTTACTTTCTTTATCTTCTTTTTGTTTGTTATTTGCAGTCCACTTATCAAAACACGGTCTACATCTTTTCGCATCACCTCTACTAATTCTTACACCACAATCTTGGCATTTATGCATTATAATCTCCTTTTTAACCTCTCACTAAAGTATACCACACTTTTTACGCTATTCTTTATTCAATGTATTTATTTTTCAATCCCTGCAAAATTTGCTTTACTCTTTGTTTTGTAACTCCAATAATACGAGCTATTTCCGTCTGTTTTATGTTACCATTTTCCTGAAATAAATTTATTACTTTTATTTCATTTTCAGTCAAATTTTCAAACATATCTATAAAATTATTATCTGATGATTCCGGTTGCGGAATTTCATCAATTAAACTTTTTTCTTTTCCTTCGTCATCAACTACACTCATCGAATTAAATTTTAAGTAATTAAAAAATTTATTTTTACGTGCGAATTTTGGAGTCCAGTTCCATAATGCTCCAATTAAATATGTTTCAAAATCTTGTTCCGGTTTATATTTTTTAAGAATTCTGATTAATTCGATTGCTAATTCTGATTGAACATCTGCCAATTCTGTCTGACCAGTTTCGCATAATTTAAAATTATGTTTATAAACTGGTATCTTTTTTCCTTCTAATGTTTTAATATGTCCTGTAATCTTTCCTTCATGAAATTTTCTGGCATAAAAAACAAAAGATGCTTTTTTCTTTAATAGATTTTTTAAAATAGCAAAAATTTTAGTTAATACTATTTTATCTTTATTTTCAGAATATTCTTTGGCTAATTTATTTAATTCAGGATTCATTGGGTAAATTCTCCAGTTCGAATAATCGCTGTTTTAAATCTGCTATTTCATCTTTAATCTTATGTTCCTTATCTCTACAAAATCCCAAATCCTCAATTGCTAATCTATAAGCGCTTAATCTATCTTCCATAGCTTGACCGCAAGCTGTTGCTTCAATAATTAATCCTCGCATCTTGATTAAAATTTCATTTAATTTAGTTTCGTAATCCTTTAAAGTATCATAAGATAAAGGCTTTAATTGACCTATATCATAGATGAGGTCATCTATTTCATAATGAATATTACAGATTAATCTTCTTTTTGGTTTCATTTTATTATCCTTTATACCTTTTCCAAGCAAAATTACATGCATTATCTTCTGCTAATTTATCATCAATTGCATGTTTTATTTCATGCAATAGAACGTACTTATAGGCGTGTAATTTATTATAAATATTTACACTTTTATACCCATTATATGCTAGAAATATCCCATGTTTTACTGCTTCATCAATTTGCTTTTTATCTATCGTAATTAATTTAGTTTCTGAATCATACTGTCCAAAACAACATTCTCTTGGAATATGTCCGATTTTAACCTTTAAATCGTATTTTTTAATATAATAATTTATAGTTTTAGGCATTCTATTTTCCCCCATTCAGATATTTAATAGCTGATTGTAGGATTTCAATGTCATCTTTTAAATAACCAATAGCTTTATTGCAGTCATCACATAACAAACCTCTAACCCTTTTAGTTATATGACAATGGTCAATACACGCATGTTTATATCCTTTTGTTCTTATGGGTTTCATTACGTCCCCACATATTTTGCATTGACCGTTTTGGGTTTCGAACATTTCGTTAAATTCTGCCAAATTGATTCCGTATCGTTTTAATATCTTACAATTTTTAATTACATCATTTATCCTAACTTTATACGTTTTTCTATAATCAATATCATACAAACGTTTTTCTTCTCTATGTGTTGAAAACCATTCTTTTTTATTAAACATCTGATTTCCTTTTTAGCGATAAAATATTAAAACATTAACAATTAATAAAAGAACACCAATTAATTTCCCTTTAATATCCGGGGTCTGTAAAGATAATCCTAAATAACCTATTAACATCATTATATAAAAAAGTTTATACATTTTTTCCTTTTAACATTGATAAATACCCGTATCTATCCTTAACAACCTTATATTTATTAATACTTACTTCTTTAATAACTGCGTCTTGCAGAGTAATCAGTTCATAGTCCATCTTCTCATTTTTTCGTAAAACGGTTATACAATAATTTACTCTTCTCATTTTATCTACCCTCCTTAATTACCCCATTAATTTTTTATAATTGGTTTCTATTGTTTTCTCATCTGGAGAAATATATCTAAGAGTGCTTGCCATAGAACTGTGTCCTAAAAGTTTACTAACTGTATTCGCATCCATACCTTTGTTATAAATTAAGTTTCGAGCAAAACTATGGCGGAATAGATGAAAAAAACAGTTACGACCTAAATATTTTGCAAAAACTTTTGGCATATAGTTTAATATTCCTAATGTAACATTGAAAGCCGAATTAACTTCTGGTTCTGATAAAAAATAAGTCTGTATCTCTTTTGCAGTTTTTGCTGTGTAATACGTAATTCGCTGTTTTTTTCCTTTGCCATGTATTAATACAGAATTATTAGTGAAATCAAAATCTGCTCGCTTTAATTTTAAAATTTCAGATTTTCTGCAACCACTATGATATAAAAAATGCACTAAAGCAGTTAATTTAGTTGAATTCATCAACCTATGATTGTGTGTTATCATTTTAGATATTACTAAATCGAGTTCTTCTTCCTTTATATATACTGGTATATTCGTTTCTGCCTTTATCAATTTTATGAAATTCCAAGCATTATCTTCTTTCTTCATTTGCATAAATTCATTGTAGTATGAACGTCCAGAACGTATAAATTGAGATTTAGAATTATCTTTATATTGATTCTCTGTGAAAAATTGAGTTATAGTTTCTTGAGTAAATGATTCTAGTCCTTTAGTCTGCAAATAATTAAGCCATATCCTAATAACATTGTGGTAGTTAATGCTAAGAGAACGGGCAACTAAATATTCTTTGTATTTGATTAACTGCTCTTTAATAATCATTATTCCACCCCATATAAGAATTTCTTGCCCAACTCAGTTATCATTCTCCCAGATTTTCCTCGAGCAATTAATCCCTGTCTACATAAATAAGGTTCTGTTAATTGTTTATATTCTGCTTTAGTCATATTTCCGATTACTGATAAATATTCCTCTCCTACTCCTTTGCCATTTGCACTTTCCAATGCTTTTAAAATCCTAATATCGACATCACTTAATCCTTCTTTAATAATTCTGTTCATTTTTAAAACTCTATTCAAATCTCCATTGGTTGCGATATAGTAATCAAACAAAGCGATTGCTAAACGTGGCGTATATCGGACGTTCTTGCTTATCGTATCATAATCCGCTTCTGAAACATTCGCTTGATGAACCTGATTATTATATTGTTTTAATAATTTAATTATATCTTCTGCTGAATAATCTTCTAAATAAATTTTGCAAGCAATCCTATCCAAAAATGGTTGACATCTTTTTGATAATACATAAGTGTCCGTCGTAGCACCAACCAGAATAAACTTTCTTATATTCAACCCATTAAATTTAAAATCTTCTATTATCGGGAGCATATAAGTTAAAACATCTTTTGATAATTCTGCTATTTCATCAATAAATAAAACATTGGCTAATTTAGTGTCCTGCTGTTTAACTAAAAAATCATTCATTGTATCAATTGTAAAATTACTGCCTACATATACATTAAAATTTAATCCCATTTCTTTTGCAATTATCCCTGCTAACGTAGTCTTGCCATAACCGGCATTACCCATTAAAAGAAAATGCTTGGCGAATCCCTTAGAGATTAGTTCGATAGTTAATTTCGCTTTATCTTTAGCCCTATCTTGCGAAATATAATCGTCGAATGTTTCGGGTCTAAACATAAATTTTGTGGGTTGTGTAGATTGCTGAATGTATTGCGGTTCAGCATTTTTTCCGCCAAATACTTTATTTCCCCACTCTAACAAAGTAGTTATTCCAAATATGTCGAAAAAATCCATAATTTATCCTTTCTAAGTAAGTATATCATAAACTTTACGCAAAATTTATTAAAACAATAAATTATAATTAATCGTCATTCCGGAAAAAATCTTGCCAATCTTTATCATAATCATTTCCAATGAAATGGTTTTTTCCACACGTAATTGAAGTTTCACTTGTTATATAAAGATAAACTGTGTAAATATCATACCATTTATTACATTCGAAACAAAATACTTCTTTATTTTTATTATTTATTATCATTTTTAGTCCTTTATTTAAAACTACATACATTATTTACCTTTATAAAAACTTGATTTTTCTAAATTATCTTTAGCCCATAAAGGTTGCAAATTAGTATAATTAAAACATAGGGCTTGTTCTCCCGGCTTACTTAAATCGTAACTGCTACAAGGTCTTATATGGTCAATATGCCACTCTTTCATATTTCTACCATTCCAACCTGTTCCCCAATTATCCCAAGTCATACCTAATAAAAATTTTTTCTCTAAATACTTTCTAGCAAAATCTACACTACAACCTAATAACTTTATAGAATGTTCTGATTTAACTATTCCTTTTAATACTTCTTGAATTCTCGTTCTTAAACTACTGGCTATCTTAAAATTTATATCTGTTTTTCTTTTGTTTCTGCTATAATTATTTATTTCTATTTGTCTGACAAATAAACATTCGTTACATCTACAATTTAATTTATCTTTTCTTGAATTATCTAGTTTAAAATTTTCCACGGGCAATTCTTCTTGGCAATCTAGGCATTTTTTAATTCCGTTTATAGCAAGAGAACCTCTTGGTTTATTTTTATATAACTTATCTTTGTAGTAGTATTTCATTCTCGATTTTCTTATCATTTCTTTTCTTTGGTCTGTTTTAACTTAAATCCTTGTAGATGTTTTTTAATATTCTTTAGTCGATTAAGAATATCTTGTAAATAAACACCCTGCTTTAATTCATTTAAGCAATATTCAAATAATTCGTATTTATTTTCTATGATATGTTTTTTATTCATTTATATCCTTATAATAGTTTCTTTTTTAAATAATATGTTCTTAATACTCTTTTGGCTTCACTAAAACGTCTTTCCTCTTTAGTCATTGTAGGAATCTTAATTCTTCCTTTGTGATTATCTAAATATTTTCTTATTTTTATTGCGTTATCAATTACATCAAGTTCAGTATAATATTCCATATCTCCTCTGCTGACCTTTTTTTGTAATCTTGCTTCCGCAAATTCAAATATATTTCCTATCGCAATAAACTTTTTCGTATTCATTATTCCCCCCTTTTAAATTACAAAACTTTTTAAATATTCTTTTACTTTTTCTTCAATCATTTCAAAATCAGTTATAACTAATCCGTTTCCGTCTAAACATTCTCTACAATGTTTTTCACAACTAATACAAATATATTTTCTTTTCATTTTAACTCCTTATCTTGTTTAGAATTCTCCATTGATTGATAATCCGTTTTCTTCTATTCCAATGGATATAACATTTCCCTTTTTATCAACTACTCTAGTGATTACTGGGCTAACACCTAATCTAGTTTCAATCGCTTTTACTCTTTGATTAGTATTCTCTATTAATTTTTCTTCGTAACTCTTACCAATCTTAAATAAAAATTTTACTCCTATTTCTGATACTTTAGCCCTAGTAAAGTTCTGCTGAATATATGGGGTTATTGATAAATGTTTGCTATCATATACTCTAACACCTAATTCTGCAACTACTTGGGTTTTTTCTAATCTACCAACTCGGTTGCTTAAATCGTCAACTCTTGAATTTGTAGAATTAATATTATTTTTTAAATTAATATCTTCCTTTTGTAAATTATTAACTACTTCTGGGTCTACATCTTTTCCATTTTCTCCATTAACCCCATTCGTTCCATTAAGTCCGTCAAAATAATCTACATTCTTAATAGGAGTATATCCGGCTTTTCCTGTTTTGCCTCTGTCGCCTTTATCTCCTTTAGCCCCTTTATCTCCTTTATCGCCCTTTAATCCGTCTTTTCCGTCTATACCATTTGTTCCGTCAACTCCATTAAACCCTTGCAATCCTTGTATTCCCGGGTCGCCTTGCAATCCATTAAGTCCGTCTTTACCATTAATCCCAGATAGTCCTTGAATTCCCTGTATGCCTTGCAAACCCTGTAATCCGTCTTTACCATTGGTTCCGTTTATTCCGGAAACCCCCTGTATTCCTTGTAAACCAGTATCTCCTTTATCACCTTTTAGTCCACATATATCCCTCGGGTCTGTCCAAGTTCCTACACTATTACTGCCATGGTTTTCTCCTGTGCTAACAAAAATATCTCCCTTATCTCCATTGTTATTATCTGTAACTCCCCCGGCAAAAGCATTAGTCATTCCGCTAACTAAAACTGCAATTAAAACTAATCCTAATATGAATATTGTTCCGTCAAACTTTTTGATAAACTCATTTAACTTTAACATTTTGTTCTCCTTTTTAGTTATCCCAATTATTAATCTCTAATCGAAAACAATATTTCCTGTGGTAAAAACACCATTCTATTTTTATCCCAAATAGTCTGATGTATGATATTTGATATTTTCCAACTATTGATTTTTTATAATCTAAAATATCCATATTTCCTTTACAATGGGTCATAATGATACTTCTTAATAAAATTACTCAATACCCTTTTTAATTGATAAGTATTTCTTTCTATATATCTGTATCTAAAAACTCTTAATAAATCTACTGCTTCTTTTTTTCTACCAAATACCCTAATCATTTCTCACTCTCCTTTATTCTCTGTTTCGCTTCTATATATATCGGAATCAATAATACTCTTAAATCTATTTCACTATGGTTAATTTCCCACCAAACTTTTTCTTCTCCTACTTTTTCAATATCGTTTATCATACTTGATATAAGTATATTGTCTATCTGTTCATTCATGCCCTCTGTTTCATTTTGGATTTCGTTATGTTCCCTGTGGTCATTATCCAATCTTTCTTGGTCTGCTAAATAGTCTGCTGATTCTTTAAATAACATAGTTCCACCGCATATATCACATTCGGTAGATTCCATAATTTCATTTTCTAGCACTTCTTTTTGATAATTACAATTTGTGCATTTTATTTTAATCATTATATCCTCTTATATTTGTCCTACTAAAACAGGTCTTTCATTCTTAATTACCCATTCATCAACCACGACATCCACTCCGGCTTCAAGAAATTCCCTTTTCTTATTCTCTGCTTCCTCTAATGATTCTGTATCTTTAATACGTATTTTTTTATTTTCTGCTTTTAATATTACGCTAATTTCAAACCATTTAGTATTCATATATTACTCCTTTCTACTTAATCATATAACGCATTTTCTTTGTCTACTATGTTCCCGGCTATTGCTAATTCCCGGCGTTCCGCTTCCTTGAGCAATAATTCATACCTTACAATATCATTCCCGGAAAAGCATTCGGTAATATAAATCTGTCGATATAATCCTTTTAACTCTGCTTTAATCTGCTTATTAGTCAATAACATTTATTTCTCCTTTCTTATTACATCAAATCCCCATTCACCATAATCTAACAAATAATTTAGTTTTTCTTCTATTGTTTTAAAATTTTCATTCAAAAACTCATATATACTTACTTCTTTGTCCTCTCCATTGTCGTCTATACACCCGGTAAAGTCTATATCGTGATAATCTGCCAATGCTTTTACAATATCCGCTTTTGTTTTAAATACCCGACTTTCCATTATTCCCATTCCCTGACGGTCAATTATACGATACATTTTATTCTCCTTTTTAAAGTATACCATTTTCTTTAAATTCTCTAAGCAACCCAAACTTTTTTCCAAGTATTCTAAAATATTCTGCTTTATCGCAAACATCCTGTATACTTAAAGATAAATTGCTTTGCCTATACTGCCATTCAATAGCTTCTTGTCTTGCTTCTTCTTTTGTTTTAATCATTTGTTATTCCTTTCTTTATAACAATGGTTCTTTCTTCTTCTAATATCTTTAAAAATAAACTTTCCGGCTTGGTTTTTTCTTCTTTTTCTGCCTTCACCTGCTTGAAAAAATCCGGCTCTAAAACTTCCTTACCTAAATTTATTTTCTGCCATATCCTTAAATAAGTCGTATCTGTGTTTTCTATATTGTGGGTTCTAATCATTTTAATATCTCCTTTTTAATTATAAGTAAGTATAACATATCTAATGCCCCTTTGTCAAGGGGTTCGCTTTTAATTTCTTAATATGATATTCTAATTCCTTTATGGTAAATTTATTCAAGTCCATAGCCATAACCTTAATTAAAGGGTCAAGAATATAGATTTCCTCTATTAACTTTTCTTTCCCGGGTTCTACTATCCCGGCTTTAAGAATATCGCCCTTTAATTCCTTGATTCTATGCTCTAATTCTAATCTTTCCGGGCTACCCGGTCTACATTTTAATTTTAATTTCTTTAATTCCCGGATTCCTCTTTTAATCTCTTTAATTTCTGACATTTTATCCCCTCTCAATAGGTTTTACTAAAATATCTCTTACTCCCCTAAGTCTTAATTCGTTTATGTAACTAAGGGCTTGTCTATAAGTCGCCCCGGATATATAAACCCTCTCGGCTTGTGTAACTCTCCAATTCTTTTTTAAATAGATTTTAGTATTCATTATATTTTCTCCTGTATATTATATCGCCTTTAGAATTCATAAACCCTCTATCTATTAGAGATAATGCAAATTTACCAAAACCTAATTCCCAAACTCTCCCGGTTCGCAAAAGTAAGCTGAATAAATCTAATACCGCTTGTCCTCTTAAAGTTCCGGCTTTATATTTCTCTATGCTTTCCAATTCGTTAATCATTATATACCCCGGCTCTTGATTCGTTTTCGAGTGCTAACCCCTTAAATAAATTATCTAAAATTAAATCCCACATAGTAACCCCCTTTTTTAGTAACCTAAATTTTTAATTACTTCTCTAAATTTATTTCCGGTTGACCCGGCAAATCTTTCGGCGATAACTTTTAATAAAATTGTTTCAAATTCAAACCTTTCCCAAGTTCTATTCAAGTAACAAATTTTAGTTTTATATACAGAAAATCCATTACTGCATAAATTCGCTATATGCTTAAATCCGTTTCTAGTTCCTACTGAATCACACACTACACTAAATCTTTCGTCTAAATTAAATATTTTCATTTTTCCACCTCGTCAAATTCTTTTAAAATCTCCCCGGAATTCGATATATAGCCGGATTCTATTAAAGCCCTTGCGGTTCTCTGATAACTTCCTTGTAACGTGCATATCATATTGCTTTTAATCAATTCACTGAATAAAATTAATATATCATTTTCCTTTAACTCCCCGGATTCATAGCTGATTATGTTTCCCACAAAATCATAAAACTTTGCTTTTGACATTTTAGCCCTCGCTTTTAATGTTTCCTTTTCTGCCTACGATTAAATATAACATATTTTTAACCATTTTTCAAGCCCTCTTATCAATATATTTTATAGCCCGGAATAAGCAAACTACTGGGAATCCATTATCCCCGGATATACCCATATAACCCAATTTTTTGACTTGTTTTAATAAATCATTAAAATTAAATTTATCTTTTAAACCTTTTAAATCTTTTTCTAAATTATAAATCTTGCCCGGCTCAACTTCTGCAATATAGCAAAATTTTGTGCCGGATAAAAAATATTCCTTGCCTTTTCCTATATAGAAAAAACTGCGGTTTAAATCTGATTCCCTTGCGGATTCTTTTGTATAATAATTAAGCCCAAAGTATTTAGGCTCAATTTTTCCTTTAAAATCCCGGTTTGAATAATGATATATTTGAATTTTTTTAGCCATTTTTCCGCCTATATAGTAGTAAAAATTTCTATATAATATCTTTTATTTTCTTGGTATATGGTCAAGCCGGAATATTGCTTCAATGTTTCCCGGATTGATTGCTTTAAATTATCCCGGCTAACTTCTTTAATGATTCTATGCGGTAGAATAGTAATTTTATCCCTAGAATAATAAATATATCCTATATTGCCTATTTTATAAAATATACATTCTTGCGGTTTTCCATTAGTTTTAATCCGCTTTAACAAGTCAAGGTAATTAAAAAAGTTATTTTCATAATAAAGCCCATTAATTACTTGGTTATATTCTAAAGAGTTAATATAATCTTTTTCTACCTTGCCGGCTTCGTTAATCCAATAACCCCGGCAATTAGAATCTTTTTTACTTCCTGGAATGTATACAATAGGTTTAATCATTTTAGCCCCTTTGGTATAACTCATTTTTCAATGTTATATGATTATCTTCTGCGGAATTAATATATAGAGTTATAATCTCTTTATATTGATTAATAACTAAAACTAAATCAATGCCGGGGTTATAATTTACCCGGTAACAACTTTTTTCCGGCTCTTTAGTTAAATCATTCAAATAATACTCGAAAATCTGCTCCGGTAATAAATTTAAATTGCGGATATATAATAAAATTGATTCTAAATCAATAACTCTATACTTTAAATTTTCTAAACAATGCTCCGAATAACCCCATCTAAGCCTATTTAGCCGGGAAGTAAAGCCCTCAAGAGCTTTTTTATGGGCTAAATTGGTATAAACTTCAACATGATATCTTAACATTTTATATCCCCTTTTTAATTACTCCCGGCTTTAATCGATAAACTCAGTTTAATATTTTTAACAATTTTAATCATTATAAACCCCTTTTTTTAAATTATCTAATAAATAGTTTAATTCCAATTGATAATGATAATAAAAAATCATAGAATAATCATTACCTTTAATCCTTGCATAAATAGATTCAATTTTATTGAGTAATTCTAACATTTTTAATCCCCTATTCTTTTAATACCATAATGATATTCGGATTCAATAATTCTAGCCTTTAAAAGATTATCGTTTAATCCGTTATGTATACTAACTTTTAATCCCTCGATAATGTAGCCCTCATCAATAACATCATTAGAAGTTAATCCATTATCTTTCATTAAATCTTCGTGCCTAGCAAAAGTTCCTATTGCTTTTAATTCTTTTCCTGATTTTGTTATTATGTATTTTACCATTTTAATTACTCCTCTTTTGCCTACAATTAACTATAACATTTTTAAAAGGCTTTGTCAAGGGCTAGAGCAAAAATAATTAAAATATTTTTAGGGATAGTTAAAACAAGATAATCATTAAAAATAAAGCCGGATAATTAATTATGCTAAGATAAGAGATAATAAAATAGTTTTAATGAGTTAATAATAAATCATTCTATTGAGTTAATTTATAAAACTGGCAAAGCCCAAACTTACCTAGACTTACTTGTGAATTATAATTTATTTATAATAATAAATCATAACTGAAGCATTGGCAATCGATTATAAATTCTTATAACTTATTGCAATCATTAGAGATAGCCCGGCAGGTTAAAATTAGCAACTAAAACCACTTTTAATTTTACCCGATAGACTGTTTGCTCATGAGAAGAAATTAATTTTTCCATTCCAATAAATATAAAATCAATAACACCATCATGTTACATTAATTATTTAATAAAAATCCCATGCATCCATCATTATTGGTCAATCTCTGGCGAATAATTATATATTATTTCTTATATATTATTGCTATTATTAATCTTATATTAATATTTAGTCTGACAAATCCTCTGTCAGTAATTTATTGCTCGGTAAATTATCTATTCCGTTGCCAAAAATTCCCTCACACCCGTAAGGAAAAATATAGCGTAACTCTACTAAATAACGAGAGTTACAACAATTAGCAAAATCAAGCACAAACCTTCCCCAGTGGGGTTATATTTAGCAAAAAGGTATATATCCTACTTTTACCAATAATATACGTTTCCAGTTCATCGAATTAAGAAATTTAATGTATTCTTTCTGCTTATGCGGGATGTTAAATTTAGCAATAAGTCTAATCTATATCACTTTGCCAACATCGGCAAACAGATGTGCGTATCCTTTTTTTATATGTTTTGCCAAAATACTATATAAAGTGTATATATTCTTCTTAAATTCTATATATCACATGAAACTACTAATTTGCTGCCAGTGAATACTAAATTAGTATTTACATAATGTACTGCAATCAGTAATGTTATAAATCTACCTACCATCTACCAGCAATCTACCCATTATCTACCTTCTCAAGTCAGGTAGAAGTGAGGTAGAAGTTAGTAGATTCGGGTAGAAGTAGTCTTTATCACAACGATAAATTACAATACAATCTCTGCATGCGTATAGTTTCTACCCTATTTCTACCTTTTTATAAGTGTTAACGATTTCAATAGGTTACGAGTTTCTACCTAGTTTCTACTATTTAAGGGTAGATGAAGGTAGATACTAAATCTACCTCAATCTACCTAATTAGTTTTATATCAAGCATCAATCTTAGATTTGCCGAGCCGAGTTTCCCCCAGCCCCCCAGGATTATGTAAGTCGACCAATATGAGGAGATTATGATTGTTATTCTCCGCATAGCCTTGCGGATGTTCGTTTGGAAGGGATAAACAAATTGGGCGGATTATACGTGGAGCGCTTTTTAGCGACACCTAATTAGATTTATGGTTTATATAAATCTAATTAAAAACAAAAGGTTTTCTTAAATAATTGTTATTGATTACTTATATTCTAATTAATGATTATTAATATATTATATAATCAATGACTTATATAAGGCTGAGATAAGATTAATTAAATTGGTCAATATAACGTGTTTTATTATTTTGTGAGTGTGCGGGGGCATTTTGCCAGAAATTGCTTCATATAAAGCAGTCTATTCATTGTAACTTGAAAAATATTATATAGCCTGAAAAAATTTAACGATTGATTTTATGAAATGGTTAAAATTGAGCGATATAATCAATCTATTTGTTAAATAACTCATATAACGATGATATATCTATATATATTGCAACATGTTATATAATTTACATAACTATAATGATTGCAATATGATACATAAATTACTAAGTGTAATGATATCAACGAGTTAAGTAATCTTTTTACATAACTCAAGTTGTTTCAAGTATTTAAAGAATAAACGGGAGTTTTTTAAAAATAATTTGGAGCATTATTATAAGTGTATTAATAACAATAGGTTATGATATAAATTATTTTTAGGTTGCCCCTTGACTTTCGACTCAAAAACCGCAAACTTCTTGTATAGAGGCATAAAGTTTTTAATCTTAAAATAGAAAGGGTTATATGACAGATTTAGAGTTTAACTTATTTTTCAATATTCATCCAAAAGACCCGATTAAAGAGTATGCTGCGGAGTATTTTAAGTTACACACAGAACAGTCAGATATATCACGAAAAATTAGCCAAAAGGTTTATCGTGAAACACACCGATATCAGAAGAACGAAAGAGAACGGAACAGAAGAAATACCGATATAGTATATAGATTAAGACTTTATTTAGCTAGCAGAATATTAAATGTTTTGAAAGGGAAAACCAAATCCGACTCAACCACGAAATTAGTTGGCTGTAGTAGAGAATTTTTTAAGAAATATTTTCACTCAAAATTTACATCGGGAATGACATGGGAAAGGTTCATGAACGGTGAAATTCACATAGACCACATAAGACCATGTGCATCGTTCGATTTATCGAAACCAGAAGAACAAAGATTATGTTTTCACTATACGAACTTGTAGCCCTTATGGGCTAAAGATAATTTAATAAAAAGTAATAAATGTTCTTTTAAATAATTGTAAATTTAATAAGGCTGATACTGGAAAATTCAGGGGGACTACCTCGACAAATGTCCAGCACAACGATAACCTTAAATAAATTTTAAAATAATATGAAGCAGACACTGATAAAACCAACTTGCCTATGGCATAAAGCGGTCAGCGAACAAGTCTTCATAATTTTTTTATAACTGCCAATAATTTTTCGGCAGACAAGTCATCTCATAGGGTATGCGGACTGGGGATTCCTGGTCGACTGTTGGGATGCAGGTATATAGGGCAATCACTGCCAATGCGGGGGTTGCCCACCACATGTATCTACTAGAATTAAAATTATTAAAGTTAATGCTTAGGGCGAAGAAATTTTTTCGCTCTAATTGTGTTTACTAATTTTTAGAAAGGAAATTAAATTGAATTTTAAAAATATTATCAATAAGATTGGATTATTCACGCTTCCGATAATCGGTGGATTATTGGGCGCACTTGGTGGCGCCGATAAGAGTTCCAAAAGTTATCGTAGATTTGTTCTTCCCGCATTATTAACTAGCTTTGCATTTAGTAATACTGAAAGTATATTTGTTCTTTCGATAATGACAATGAGCGGATGGTTAAGTATGGGTTACGGAATTCCTTCGTACACAGATGACATCGAAGAAAACTCATACGACAGCGGAAGTTTTCTTGGAAGATTTTTTTATAAATTATTTAAGAAAAATCATTTAATCGCTGACATAATGACCAGAGCGACTATAGGATTATTAATTGCAGTTTCATTTATTTCAATTCCGATTATAAAACATAATTGGCTAATTTATTCTGTAGGTAGTTTAGGAATTATTTTAACAAATGGTTTAATTAGTTTTAGAAATTTTGGAGTTTATAAATTATTCGGCAAAGAATTATCATGGGTAGAAACAATTAATTGGGGATTAATAACTTTATTTGGAACATTAATAATCTATTTAAAATAAAAAGGAAAATAATAAAATGAATATTTATGATTTCGAAATTGTAATATTAGATACTAAAACAATCCCGCTAGAATTCTATACTGATTCTGGAAAAATCGATATTTCTGCATGGACTGTATTTTTTACGATGAAAGAAAAAATTACAGATTTGGATGCTGCTGCGAAAATTTCAAAAACAATAACCGTTCATGTTGACCCGACAAATGGTTATACTGAAATTCCATTAACTTCTGCGGATACCACACAAAATCCTGGAAATTATGTTTATGATGTTCAGGTAAAATATTCTGGAGAAATTAAAACTATTTTAACAGGAACAATAACTATTCTTAGTGGAGTTACAATAAGAGTCGCCTAAATTTCTAAAAGGAAAATTTAAAAATGTCAGATAGAAATGTACATGTTAAATTAGAAAACCAAATTTTTAATTTTAAATTAGCAGATGAATGCATAAATTTTAAATTAAGAGATTGTGGTGTTGGTCCTGTAGGAGCCACCGGTACGACTGGTGCTGCTTCCACTGTTGTTGGACCTACCGGTGCTCAAGGTTTACCAGGAACTACTGGAGCCACGGGTACAACCGGTGCAGCTACGGGAACTATGGACCATGCTGCATTAAATAATAAAGATTATGCTAACGCAGGACATACGGGATTTCAAGAAGAATTAGACTATATTTCAGAATATAAAGCATACGAAATTAATTAAGGAGAAATAAAATGGCGACAAAAAGAATTGCAGTAATGGACGAATTTCCGTTTCAGCCATCAGTAAAAGATTTTATAACTGATGCTGCTCGTGCGGGAATAGGTTCACCAGTAAAAGGTGATAGGTACATTCTTACAGACGGTGCTAATGCTGATAAAATATGCTACCATGATGGGGCGATATGGCAATATTTAACACCGGTACAAGGATGGTTAGTTTTCGATGAGGATTCAGATAAATTTTATAAGTTTATTACGTCATGGACCGAATATATTGGTCAGGCTGGGGCGGACGGTACAACGGGTGCTGTAGGTACTACGGGAGCTGAGGGTGCTGACGGAACTACAGGTATCGTCGGAACTACAGGCGCTGTTGGAACCACAGGTGCTGTAGGTACTACGGGAGCTGAGGGTGCTGACGGAACTACAGGTATCGTCGGAACTACAGGCGCTGTTGGAACCACGGGTGCTGTAGGTACTACGGGAGCAACCGGAACTACCGGAGCAGATTTATTAGCATCGACTTATGTTGCTGAATATCATTGCCTCGAGATTTCTTATATTGAATAATATTTAAAAATGAGGGGAGTCGAAAGACTCCTCTCCCAAAATAATGAAAAAATATTGTATAGATTGTAAAAAAGAGATTTATTATAAAAGTACTAGATGTAAATCTTGCGCTAAAAAAGGAAATCAAATAGCCCGAATTGATGGTAGAAGTACTATAAAACATTATTGTATCGATTGTGGTAAAGAAATTTGGTATACGAGTACTCGCTGTAAAAAGTGTGCAAAACAAGGTAAGTTACATTCACAATTTGGTATGAAAAGACCTGATGTAAGTGAGAGAATGAAAGGAAATAACAATATAAATTTTATTGATGGAAGAACGATGTTGAAATACCATTGTTCAGAATGTGGAAAAGAAATAACTTATAATATTAATAGTAAAGGAAAATGTCAACAGTGTTATGATAGAGTGGGAGATAAAAATCCTAATTGGATTGACGGAAGAACTAATTTTCCATACCCAAAAGAATTTATAAAATTACGAAATACCATTCGTAAACGTGATGATTATAAATGTAAAAACTGTGGAATGACGGAAGAGGAACATTTAATAGTTATCGGTACTAATTTACATGTTCATCATATCGATTATAATAAAGAAAATTTAAAAGAAGATAATTTAATAACTTTATGCGGTGCATGTAATATTAGAGCAAATTATAATAGAGAATATTGGAAAGATTTTTATATTAATTTAATGAATAAAATTTTCTCAAAATAATAATTAAAAAGGAAAATTAATAATGGCGACTAAAAAAGTACCTATAATAGATGAATTTCCCTGGCAAGGTTCTGTTGTTAGGATAATACCATATACTACTTTATCAGAAGAATATACTGAGAAAGGTTTTAGATTTCTTATTAGTGCTGGAGATTATGAGAATACTATTGCTATTTGTACAAATGCAACTGGACCAGTATATACTTTTCTTACTCCTGCTGAAGGTTGGATATTATGGGTTAATAATTTAGATAAATATTATAAATTTGACGGAACTAATTGGTCTATAGATATTTCAGCAACAGGTACTACAGGAGCTACTGGTACTACGGGAGCTCAGGGCGAGACCGGTACTACAGGTGCAGGAGTAGATGGTACTACAGGCGCTGAAGGTGCTGATGGTACGACAGGTGCAACCGGAACAACTGGTGCTGGAATTTCTGGAACAACTGGAGCAATCGGAACTACAGGCGCCACAGGTACTACCGGCTCTGCAGCTGCTGCAGACTATCCTTGTTTAAGACCACGTAAATCTGGATGTCCATATACAATTCCAGGTTGGATTTCTTTTGCCTCATCTAATCAGGCATCACTTAATATTCTTTATTATATTCCTATTTTTCTTAATGAAACTATGACTTTTGATAGAATAACTATAAACGTTTCAACAGCTGGAGCTTCCGGAGCATTAGCAAGATTAGGAATTTATAATTCTACATCTGGAGTTCCAAGCACTCGTATTGTGGATTGTGGTACTGTTGCTACTGATAGTACTGGAGCAAAAGAAATAACTATAAATCAAACATTAAATAGAGGTTATTATTTTCTTTGTTGGGTTGGAGATAAAGATACAACATATAAATGCATGTCAGCTTCTGACTCTTGTTTACCCATTGGCGGATACAGAGTTAATAATACTGACTTAACTTTAACTGGTTATGAAGTTTTTTATTTAACCGGTCAAAGTGCTTTAGTTGCATCAGGATTTCCTGCTAATGCAGCTGCAGTAGAAGGAACAGACGCAGTAACTAGGGCAATAATTTTATTGCGGAGGTCAGCATGAGAATAGAGAGTTATGAGCAAGGTACTGGTAAATTAATTCAATTAGATGTATTAGATTATAAAACAGGAATATGGAATATTTATGATAATAAAGGGGAACTTTTAAGACAAGAAGTTATGAGTGAAAAACAAATAGAACAATTTAATGAAGAACAAAAGAATAATAGGGAAAAAGCCTTTAAGAATGAAACTGATGCAATATTTTTCCAAGTTCAGGCAGGAGAAAAATCTTCTCAGGATTGGGTAGATAAAAGAGCAGAAATAAGAGAACGATATAAATATATAGAACAGGGAGAGTAATACGAAGCAAAAACTAATAAAGAAAGGTAGTATTAAATGACTAAAAAAGAGCAGATAATAAAAAAATTAAGAAATTTACCTCAGAACGCAGGTAAATCTGATAAAGAGATGGAAGTTTTAGCTGACGAAGAGTTACAGAAAAAAGATATAATTGAGAATACTTTCGCAGCTACAGAAGAAGAAGAAAAATTTGTAAAAGATTTATTAAAGAAATACATGTCTCAGGGAAGCATCGAGACAGAAAGCGATAAATTAACTTTACAGCAATTACTATGTCAGGAATTAATAGCAGAAAGATTTAAACATTTATTGAAGGTTCAATATTCTGCTGCCAACCCAGCTCAAGATTTAGAGATAGTTGAGCAACTTGATAAAGTAGTTAAAAGAATTACTGAATTAAAAATAGAATTAGGATTATCTCAGAAAGACCGACAATCAGCAACATGGTTAGTTGAATGGGATAAGTTAAAGAGGAAAGCCTTAAATTATTACGAAACGCATAAAGGCTGTAATGTAGTAAAATGCCCTTATTGTTCTAAAATATTTTATCTATTATTAAAGACTGAATATTTAACTGCAGAGACATGTAGTTTTTTTAAAGGCACAGCCCTTTATAACCGAAGACTTATGGAAATGGTAGAAAAGAACCAGATTAGCAGACAAGATGCAGCAGACGTGCTCGGGGTTAATATACTTTATGTTGATAAGATTTTTGAGAATATCTATTTGAAAGAAAAAACAAATGAAAAATCATAAAAAAGTATGCACGTGTTCTTATTGTAAATCAAAATTCGGAAAAGATAATTATGCGTTCATAGATGGTAGAACTTTAAAAGATTATTTATGTAAAGATTGTGGTAAACCTATTTCAATAACATCAGCTCTTTACGGAAGTCATCAATGTAAAAGATGTAACAGACTCGGTAAACATCTAACAGAAGTTACAAAGAAAAAGATTAGTGAAAAAGAATCTGGTAAGAATCATCATTATTTTGGGAAAAAGTTATCACAATCCCACAAAGATAAAATATCAAAATCTCATTTAGATTTACATTTGACTGGTTTTTGGACAGGTAAGAAATTATCAGATGACCATAAAAGTAAATTAAGTGTATCTCATGGTGGCACAGGAATTCCGTATGAGAACAAGGATTATGATAGGTCGATTTTTACGCAAGAACTAAAAGAAGAAATAAGAGATAGAGATAATCATATCTGTCAGAATTGTGGCATGACTGAAGAGGAACATTTAATAGTTCTTGGGTATGTTTTAACAGTTCATCACATAGATTATGACAAAGATAATTGTTCTAAAGAAAATCTTTTAACTTTATGTAGCAATTGCAATATAAGAGCAAATTATAACCGGGATTACTGGAAAACTTTTTACCAACAGAAAGTGAAAATATCGTGATTGATAGAATAAACGAAGATGAGTTAGCGATATTCAACACATTGCACAACCCTATCGCTGCCACAGAAATTTTATTTAGCGATTTAGGAAATCTTTCTGAATTTGACGAATTTAAATTCTCCGAAGTAAGAAAATATCAGTGGGACTATCTGAGTTGGGATTATTTGCTCTTTGACAATGGAACTTATACAGAAAAAGAATTTTTTAATTTAAAAAAAGGTATGGCTGAAACTTATATCCTTGGTGGACGATTAACAGGAAAATCTCTACTTGGACTTATAGTTGATGCGACTTTAGCGTTATTTCACAATACGTTTCATAAAGGTTCTGTATCAAGTGCTGATGCCGAAAAAATAAAAAAGGTTATGGAACAAATTTTTGTTCCTTTGGAATTTCACCCAATATTAAAATTATTAAATATTCGAGTAATTAGAAATCCTTATCAAGCTAAAACCCCAGCAGGAACGATTTTAGAATCAGTAAATTCGAATATCGCTGGAAAAAATCCTGGCGGAAATTGGCACGGAAGGCATGATGAGAAAAATTTTGAGGAAGAGGCATCATATCTCACAAATCAGGTAACACATGAGAAGTTAATGGCTCAGTCAGAAATGGGGTGTATTCATCATTATACAGGAATGACTACATTCGCCAAAGAATCGCCAATGGGTAAAATTTTCTATGATTTAAAGAATGAAAGTAAAATAATTAATTTTCCTTCTTATGTTAATCATACATGGGATGCGGATAAAGAAGAAGCAGCGATTCGAGAATTTGGTGGTAAGTCATCTTCAGGTTATCAGGTGCAAATCGATGGTCAAGTAATTGAAAATGGTGAATCAGTTTATATAATTGAAAAAATAAGAGATACTTATCTTCGTGATGCGAACGGAACACCATTACCAATTAAAACTTTCGAAATAAATACTAATAATTTCTTTAGATTTAAAGACATAGTTATAGTAGATAGACCAAATAATGCCGATTCAATTCACATACACATGGATATCGGTGAAGGCGGAGCGCCAACGGAAATAATCGTTCTTTCTAAAATAAACGATGTTTATAAATATATTTATAACATCACCACATTTAAAATCGCTCCTGATGAGAACGAAGTAGTTGTTAGATATCTAATCGAAACAATGAAGGCAAATGTAATTGGAATAGATATCACATCGGGTGGTGGAAAAGCATTATTTTGCAATTTAGCGAAAGATTACAATAAAGAAAACGAGGAACACATCTTTGGAGTGTCTTTTAATGAGAAAATTGCAATAGGTTTCAAGCAAGATGAAAAAGGAAATTCTACTTCAGAACATGTTGAGGAATACATTGTTGATTGGAGCATCCAAAGATTAAAACAGATTTTTTATAACAGTAAAATTAGATGCCTTTACGATTTAAAGTTGGACGCACAGATGGACGGAATTATCGTAATGAAATCAGGTCAAAGAACTGTATATGGCTCTAAGTGTGCAAACCATTTACACCAAGCCTTCCAGGTTTTTAGCATTGTAGATTGGCAAACTGAATTTAAAAATATAAATCCTACTCAACGACAAAAATTGGGCTTGGGTTCCATGGGTAGTAAAAAACAACGAATAATATGAAAAGAAAATATACAGTACCCCAAAAAGAACATTTAAAAGAATATTTTAAAATTTATTATTTAAATAATAAATTAAGATTATTAAAAAAGCAAGAAGAGTATTATAAAAATCATAAACAAGAGCAAAAGTTATATTGTGATACACATAAAAAAGAGAAGGAATTATATCGTAAATTAAATGTATCTAAAATTAAAGAAACCAACAGAATTTATAGGTTAAATCACCGGGAAGAAATAATTGAATATAATAAGAATTACCGTGAAACGAATAAATCAGAAATAAGAGATAAAATGAAAATTTATAATTCCAAAAATAGAAGAAGAACGCAGGATTTGATAAATAAAAAACGAAGAGAAAACGATACATTTAGATTGATTGGAAATTTAAGACATAGAATATGGAATGCATTAAAAGGAAACACCAAATCAAAATCTACTCTTAAGTTATTGGGTTGTTCTGTTGAGAAATTGAAGAAGCATCTGGAACTTAATTTTAGTGAAGGTATGTCTTTTAAAAACTACGGAAAATGGCATGTGGACCACATAAGACCATGTGCATCATTTGATTTAAATGAACCTTCAGAACAACGTAAATGTTTTCATTATACAAACCTTCAGCCCTTATGGGCGAAGGATAATTTATCAAAAAACGATAAATTTTATTAAAAGAAAAGGAGATAAAATATGGATTCTCTCGGGGGCGGGTTATTCAATGCGTTTTTAAATTACTTATATGCTACTGGCGGAATTTCAATTCCAAAAGATTATCATAGCCAGTGTGCAGAAGTAAAAAATATGTTAAGTAATGATGTTACCGGAACAATTACTGCAGTTACTGATTATGCGGTAAATTCTGCGTCTGAGACGGTGTATTCCATTGAATCTTCTAATGAAACAATCGAGAAATTATTAAATTTGTGGTTATCTAAGATAAATTTAATGGTTAATGGTGTCCCGACGGGTATACATGAGTTAACCAAGGAGTACTACAAAGAACGCTGGCAAGGGTCATCTTTATGTTTACTCAGGGTTAGTTCATGGAAAAACATTACAGTCGATTCCACAACTATTTCAGTACCCACAGTATTGTGGTTCGTAAATGGTTCGTCAGTTTATGTTAAAAGAGATGATAAGAACTTTAAATTAGGTTCTGATAAATTTTTCTTGGACCAAGAATTTAAAAATGAAGTTCCTAAAAATAAAGATGAAAATATTATAGTTAATAAACCTTATGCACGTTGGTTTGATAAATACCCTTCACCGTATTTAGTTCGCAGTGGAGTTCTTAAGAATTTTTTAGGTATCAGAGCTATTCAAAATAAATCAGATGAAGTAATTACGAAAGTATTACCGTATTTATTAAACATAACTAAAGGTACCGAGAGGCTCTTTATAGATGGTAAGGTAAATTATACAGATGGAGATTTAACCCAGTTAGTAGATAATTTTAATGAATATTTAAAAACGTATCAAGCCGAAAAAGATGCAACACCAGTTAACGCTGTACCGTTTGACCAAAAGATTGAACACATTATCCCTGATTTAACTAAAATTTTATCTGAAGAATTATACAGACAGGGATATCGTGCTTTACTTTGTGGATTAGGATTTATTGATGTATTGCAGGGAGTATCGAGTACCAGAAAAGAATCAGTATTGAATCCTAAGCCTTTTATTGCCGAAGTTAACGCTGGCGTAGATGGTTTTAAGACTGTTCTTTTAGAAATAATTAATATTATAATCGCTAAAAATAAAGCAGACCATAAGAAATTATTTAGCGAAAATAATGAATTAAAAATAACGAATTCACCGCTCAAGATTAACGTCGAAGTTATTTTAGACCAACTTCGAAGTGGATTTGTTTATGGTATTATATCTGTTCAGTCTTATCAAGAAATTTTAGGAATCGACCCGGATAAAGAACTTCAGAGAATGAAGAAAGAATGGAATGATGGATTAAGAGAAATATATTATCCTCATTTAATTCAAAATCAGGAGGCTACGCCTGATAATGAAGTTAAACCGGCTCCGATTACTAAGAAACAAATCGAAAAGATTCAAGAAAAAACTAAAGTTCCTCCGAACATGAAAAAAGCAGAAGTTATTAACGAACCAATTGACCCGAATTTAGAAAATTTAGAAGAGGCACCGTATTCAATGGATAGTTATCCTGATTATTTAAAAAAATATCCTAAACACGCTATTGAAATATGGGTAAGTACTTGGAATAGTGTCTATGAGAAAACAAAAGATGAAGCCAAGGCTTTTAAAATTGCTTGGAATGCTTTGCAGAAATATATGAAAACTTTAAAAGAAAAGAAATAATGACACAATATATGAAGAACAATAATCGATGTTTAGATTGTGGTATTCAGATAGACGATAGGGCTAAACGTTGCTGGGGGTGTTATCTCAAATGGAGAGAAAATCCAAAAAATCACCCTAGTTATACCAACGGTATTACATTAGAAAAGCATTATTGTTTAGATTGTAATAAGGAAATAAATTATAAGGCAGAACGATGTAGTGTTTGTGCTAATGAAAAAATTAATAATCCTAACTGGAAGAATGGGAAACCGCACTGTATAGAATGTGGTAAATTGTTAAGCGATTATAATGCTAAAAGATGTGTAAAATGTTATTCACCAATATTCAAGAATCAGGGTAAAGAGCAGCTAGGAAATAATCATCCTAATTGGCAAGGCGGTAAGTCTTTTGAGGAATACGGTAAAGAATTTGATTCTTCTTTAAAAGAACAAATAAGATTTAGAGACCATTATGAATGTCAAAACTGCGGTTGTTCTCAATTAGAAAATGGAAAGCAGTTAGATGCTCATCACAAAGATTATAATAAAAAGAATAATATTTTAACCAATTTAATCGCACTATGTAAAAGTTGCCACACGAAAACTAATTTTAATCGTAATTATTGGAAAGATTTTTATAACAAAAAGTTAATACAGGGGGTATTATAATGGAAAATAAAAAATTATTAGCAGAAGCATTATTAGAGTTAGCTAAATCCTCCACGACTGAAATAGTTGAAGCTGCAGAGGATAAAGAGTTAATCGATGCTGCTTCTAAACTAGGAATCGTCTTGCCGAGTCCCGACCTAGCGGTACTCAAAACAGTTTATGCTGAAATAGATAAAGTTAATTTAAATGGAGTGGTTCTTTCCAGAAAAGCAGTAGAAGCAGGATTACTTACATTAATAGGTAAGCAAATGAACTGGGAACACTTAGGTGCTTACAATGTTTGTGGATATATTATCAATTCCAGTATTAAGGAAGATAAGATTGAAATCATCGCAGTAGTATTTAAGTCTTTATTTCCAGAAGAATTTGATATTGTTCAAGAAAAATTTAAAAAAGGAACATTAGCAGTATCATTTGAAATTTGGAATGTAGACCCAACGACACACCAATCAGTAGTTTCCGAACTGGCTGATGGGAATGTAGAAATTAATCCCATAATTTTTCATGGTTGCGGATTATTATTAACGTCCGCTCCCGCCTGTCCGAAAGCTAAGATTTATAAATTGTTAGCTAAAAAAGAAGAAGATAAATCTTTTACGGAAGATTTAGTATTTGCACGTATGGCTATTGAAGAGCCTAAATGCAATAACTGTCAGAATTGTACTTGCGAAAAGGAGGTAAAAATCGTGGAGGAAATCAAAGCAGAGGAAATTAAATCCGAGACTGCTCTTGTGGTTATTCCAGAAGAAACAGTCGCAGAAGTTAAATTATGTCCTGAATGTAAACAGCCATTAAAAGAAGATGAGGAAGAAATATGTGCTGTTTGTAAAACAAAAAAAGAAGAGGAAAAAGATAAAGCCGAAATTATTCCCGAAATCAAAGTCGAAGAGACTAAATTAGAAACTGAAGTCAAACTAGAGGAGGTTGCGAAGACCACACCCGAAGAGACTAAGGTAGAAGATGAAGTCAAACCCGAAGTTGTCGAGGAAGTAAAAGCAGCAGAAGAAGTACCTGTCGAGGTTAAGGCAGAAGAAATAAAGGAAGTAAAAGTCGTAAAAATTACCACTGAAGAAACTAGCGTAAGAGTTGAAGTGCCGGAAGGAGACGGTTATAAAACCGAACTCAGAGCATTTCGAAGAGTTACGACAGAATTCGATAATGGTAAACAAGATGTTCATGAAGAAGATGTTGCGATTGTCAACAGATATCTTCAGGCTCAATTGGACGAAGCTGTAAATACTGCGAAAGCAGAGAAAGATGTAGAAATTGCAAAACTGAAGGAAGAACTTGAAGCTGCGAAGCAGCCAAAAGAGATTGTCAAGGCGAGCGAAGAGGAAACCACTCAAGCAGACCTTACAGTGGGCGAAGTAAATACCACTGGTAAAGATTTGGAACTAGAGAGGCAAAAAGATAATGTAAATAAGTTCATAGCCTCGAAGCATAAAAAATAAGAAAGATATTATTAAAAAAAGTAACACAATGGCATGATACATGCCGAAAGGAGTCAAAGATGGAAAGAAAAGATGTGATTGACAGGGCATACCAGCTCATTAATGAGCCGATTGACCCGAATTTGAAGTGTGCTGTAGAGTTAGTTGACATTGTCAACTACAAAGAATCAGAAGCGGGTGAGACAGTAGAATATTTTGCTTCTTCTGCTCAGGATAGGGCTGCTGATGATATCTATGCTGCTGATGCAAATGGTACTTTAACGTATCATAAAATCGGTTTAAAGACCGTTACTGCTCTTACCTTCGTTGGTTTGCAGTCTAAATTAGAGACTGTATTAATTGACGAGATTTTGAACAGCAAGGACCAGTCCGCTTTAGCGCAGAAGAAAGAAGCTATCATCCGTGCTATGGACTGCGAAGAGGTAAAAAGGATTTTGAATCTTTGTTTAGCTGTTGCCTCACAGGAAGTAAATAAAGTTACTGGTATGGATTTACTCGATACTATTATCTTGATGAAAGAGAAAGTATCAAACTATGCGACAGATTATGTTCTTTTAGTTGCTTCCGATGTTATGAACGAAATCGAAAGCTATGATAAAGATAATGTTTCTACATTTAATTACAAGATGTCAATCAAAGAAGAGTTAGCTAAGATTGGTATCGTAAAGATTGTAAAAGTATTAGGGGATTCTGGTTTAGCTGGTTCTTCTACTCCTACGTTAGCTGCTGGTAAGGCTATCTTAGTGGGTCGTAATTCTGGTTTAGCTGCTGGAAGACCTATCACTTTCTTGCGTAGAAAATTCGGCAAAGAAATCGCTGAGTTATCTGGTGCTGGAGAAGGTGCTGTTCGTTTAATCGATGTCGCTAAAACGCCTACAGTTATAAACGGTTCTAGTGCTAACACATTAGGATACGGAGTATTTGGATATGAGTCAATTATTCAAGTTTTGACCAATTTCCGTGCCATCGCATGGTCGGATGATTTAATCGCTTGAGCAATTTAAGCAAATGATAAAAGAGGGGACGCAACGTCCCCTCCCATAAATTTTATCATGAAAGGAAAAATGGAAACTAAATATTGTAATAAATGTAAAACTGAAAAAGAATTAACCTGTTTTGGAAAACATCGTCTACATTCCGATGGATTGCAAAGTATTTGTAAAATTTGTAAAAAACAAACAGATAAAATTTATAGTTCAATACACAAAAAAGAAATTTTACTAAAAGCAAAAGACTGGTATCTGTTGCATAAAGAAGAACGTAAAGAATACATGAAAAAGTATAATCGGATTAATTTATCTGAAATAGCGTTAAATCAACACCAGAAATACTTAAAAAATAAATCGAAAAACCGAATATGGTCCAAAGATTACGTCAGAAATCGCTGCAAAACAGATATTTGTTACCGATTAAAGAGATATCTTAGTAATAGAATTTATTATGCACTAAAAGATATTTCTAAATCCGAATCAACAATGAAATTAGTTGATTGCTCTATAGAATTTTTGAAATCTTTTTTAGAATCGAAGTTTACGGTTGGAATGTCGTGGGATAACTACGGTAAATGGCATGTGGACCACATACAACCATGTATTACTTTTGACCTTAGTAAACCGAGTGAACAGCTTAAATGCTTTAATTACACAAATCTTCAACCTTTATGGGCGAAAGACAACCTACGGAAAGGTAGTAAAAGATGATTGAGAGATTAACAAATAAGAATTTGATGGACGTGTATGAGTTTGTACAGAAAATAAAAGACCGGTTTGAAGATTTCTACATTACGTGTGAGAATCAGAGAT